GATCAACCAATACGACGTCACCTGGAACAGGTTTCAATACGAGATAACGGAAGGACATGAGAATGAGTAAGGCTCTCAAAGAAGTCATCAAGGTCAAGATCAACGACGAGGACGGGAACGAGGTTGAGACGGCTTTGGCCATCAAGCCCCCCAGTGCCCAGGTCAAGCAGCAGGCCCGGCTCATCCACGCCAAGGCATATCGCGAAGCCGTCGAGGCCGGTGCGATGCTCCGAGAGCAGTTGGACACCCAGCTTCGCAACTCCAACCTCTGGGACGACCAGCGTCAGGCCGAGTTCGACAAGCTGCGTAGCTCCATCCTTGATGGCGAGAGGAAGCTGGCGAAGAAGGGCATCAAACTCAAGGAGGCCCGCCAAGTCGCCATCGACATCTCCAAGCACCGCAACGACTTGCAAGACTTGCTTTCCCAGCGAAACCGCATCGACGTGAACACCGCCGACGCCATCGCCGATCAGGCCCAGTTCAACTTCTTCGTAGCCGCCTGCACGGTGTATAATGATGGTAAGCGGGAGAATAAGCCCTTCTTCACGAAGGACGGTGAACACCCGAGCATCGACGCATACATCGATCAGAGCACCGAGGAAGTGGGCATCGCAGCAGCTACGAAGCTGGGCGAGATGATGTATGGCAGCGAGAAGGAGATGCTCGCGAAGCTCCCCGAGAACCAATTCCTCACCAAGTACAAGTTCGTGGATGGCGATTTCCACTTAATCAACGAAAAGGGAGATCGGGTCGACGAACACGGGCGACGGGTCGACAAGGACGGCCGATACGTCAACGAGAAGGGTGAGTACGTCGACTCTGACGGAAACCTCGTCGACAAGGACGGCCGCTATATCGAGTCGGAGAACGACTTCTTCCTCGACGATGATGGTAACCCCATCAAGGACGAGCAGGAGAAGCCCCTCCCTGCTCCGGAACCGAAGGTTCCCCAGGAGCCGAAGGCTCCCTCTAAGCCAGAACGCCCGAAGACGGTCGAGGTTGATCTAGCTAAAGGTGAAGTGATCAAAGAGTGAGTCGGCGTAGCCGACGAACGTGGATAGCGTGGCCATCCGGAGAGTACGTCGTTCGATTCGAACGTCATACTTTGCGTATGGCCACTTTTCTTTGGGGATGTAGACATGGCTAATAGTTTCAATGTGACGATGATGCTGAACGTCCAGGGGCCGAACAACCTTCGGCCTGTGGTGTCGGCACTCCAGAACCAACTCAAGAACGTTAAGGGCACGATCAACTTCCAGGTGTCGCCAACGACCAATAGGAACGTTGCCGCACTCTCGTCGAATTTGAACGCCCTCAACGTTTCTCTCAAGGTGAGCCAAGGAGCAGCAGCGGCTACTGGCCAAGCGATCCAGGGCGTTGCCAACAACGTCGCTAAGGCTAGTGCCGGTGTCTCCTCATTTGGCCAGAACATCGGCCTCGCTACTCGCCGCTTCCTCGCCTTCCAGATCGGTGCCGTGCTCGCGGTCAGCAAGGTTACGGATGCGATACGTGACGGCATCAACGAAGCGTTACTCTTTCAGAAGACCCTCGTCAACCTCTCCCAGGTCGGCACGAGTGCGAGGGGCATTGCGGAGATCGCCGATTCGATCACCAATTTGAGCAAGAACCTCGGTGTCTCATCGAAGGGGCTTGCCGAAGTCTCCGTCACCTTGAAGCAGGCGGGCCTTTCGGCTGGTGAAGTTACCTCGGCCCTTGAGGCACTCGCCAAGACGAGCCTCGCTCCGACCTTCCGCGACATCAACAAGACGACCGAAGGTCTCATTGCCATGAGGCAGCAGTTCGGCATCGCCTCGAAGGACTTCGAGAGGACGCTCGGGGCCATCAACACCGTCTCGGCTGCCTTCGCTGTCGAATCCGAAGACCTTGTCGAGGCCATCCGCCGATCCGGTGCAGCCTTCAAGGCGGCTTCGTCGGATATCCAAGGATCGGAACAGACCTTCAATCAGTTCATCTCCCTCGTCTCGGCCGTCCGATCGACGACCCGAGAAAGTGCCTCGGAAATCGGTACGGGTCTCCGGACCATCTTCGCCCGCTTGCAGAGCGGTCGCGTAGCCGAGAATTTGAAGGCTCTTGGTATCGAGCTTCGCTACACGGGCGAGGAAGCGGCCCTCGCTGGCAAACAGATTGAAGGTCAATTCGTCGGTGCGTGGGAGGCCGTCAGCCGCCTGAGTGCTGCCCTCAAGAACGTGCCCACGACTGATCCTCGGTTCGCGGCGATCGTCGAGCAGGTTGGTGGCTTCCGCCAGATCTCTCGTGTGATCCCGCTCATCCAGCAGTTCGGACAGGCCCAAAAGGCTTACTCCATCGCTCAGGGCGGTGCCAACTCCCTGACGCTTGACGCAGGCAAAGCCCAAGGGATCTTCCTGGTGCAGTTGACGAAGGTACGTGAAGAGTTCATGGACCTGATCCGCACCATCGGCAACAATAAGACGCTGCAAACCTTTGGAGCACTCTCGCTCGACTTGGCATCGAGCCTCATCAAGCTGACTAAGGCTCTTGAGCCACTCGTGCCGCTCCTCACACTGTTTGCGGCCGTCAAACTGGGTGGCACACTCAAGAGTGTTGCTAGTAACATTGGTACATTTGCTGGAAACGTAGGTCGTGGCCTTCAAGGGCACGCCGCCGTTCGCCGTGCGTCTGGCGGGCAGGTTCCTGGCAGCGGCTTCGGCGACAAGGTTCCCGCAATGTTGGAGCCGGGTGAATTCGTCATCAACAGGAAGTCGGCCTCTTCGATCGGCTACGGTAGGCTGGCGAATTGGAATCGGACGGGCATCGCCAAGATGGCTCGGGGTGGACGGGTCACGGCGAGCCTCGCCCAGATTGCCGCCCAGATGTATCCCGAAGTCAAGAATCAGAGGAATCGATTCAAGCAACTCGTCGCTGACCTCGGAGTCGGCAAACTCTCGGGCAGCAGCAAATTGGGTGGCAAGGACGATGAAGCTATCTTCAAGAAGCTCCAGGAGCTTGCCACCTCTCGCGGCTTCGACCTCGGCTCCGTCGTCGCGGCCCCGACCGGCCGTGCTGGTGCGAAGGTCAAGAAGGCGAACGTGGCGAGCATCGCCTCCCGAATCAACGAGCAGGGTGCCATCGGCGACTTCTTCCGAGAGATCTCCGAATCCAACTCGGGCAACTCTCTTGATCAGATTCTTAAGCGTTCAGGTGAAGTCCTCAACCCGAAGAACTTCGGCGGTGAAGGCCAGATGTCGAAGCAGCAGATCGTTGCAGCCAGGAAGGCTGTCCAGACGGCTGCCGAGGAACGCAGGAAGCTCCTGAATGCCTCCGTTGCCGCCGAGTTGACGGCGGCGGGGCAGGAAGTCACTCCAGCCAACATCAAGGCCGCTAACAGACTCGAAGGGGCCAGCTACAAGCAGGTCCTTGCGGGCCGGGGTCGGTATGTGGACCTCGGCGGCGGCTCCGAGGAGCCCGACATCGCGGAAACCGTCGCGGAGAAGCTTTCTCGTAAGCGTCGGCCCTCTCTTGTGAGCGTCGAGGACGTCGCCCCTCCGACCGTCGCCAAGCCGACGACTCACCAGATCAGTGGTAATGTGTCCGGTAGGGAGTCGAAGCGAGCCTTCATCAAGGGCGATGTCGTCAGCACCGCCAAGTTTAGTGAGGGCGGCATCCGACGTGCGAGGAAGACGAGCCTCCCTGCTCCTCTTGCCGAGCCCACGCCCGACCCCGCACACATGGCGGCTATCCAGAGGGTGGTCGGCCTGGCTCAGTCCGGTGCCGAGTCCCGCGAGAAGGGCGGCTACATCGCTCGGGTGGTCAGCCTGGCTCAGGCCGCTGCTGCCCAGAACGAGAAGACGCTCAAGGAGATCGTCAAGGTTGAGAAGGAGGCGGTCAAGACTGAGAAGGACTCCCTGAAGGAGATCAAGAAGCCCGCACGCGATGCTTCTGGTCGCTTCATCAAGGGAGGGGGTGGGGGCGACACCCCAGTGGCACCGCCCGCAACTCCGGGGAGAGACCCCTTCAAGCTTACGAACTCCGACTTGGGCTATCAGGAATTGTTCAGCTTTGCTGAGCCAATCCTCAACAAGCACCTTACGGGAACCCTTGACCCGACGAAGCTTTCTTCCGATAAACCATTTGCCGAGACGGCAAAGAGCCTTCTCGAAGAGTCCAAGAAGCAAACGAAGGTCGGCGAGCAGCGGGTCCGCGAGGTCCGCTCGATGGGCAACTACCGACCGAGCCGACTCAACGACTTCCCCTTCTTCGTCAACGACGAGGGTGGGCGAGTCGCCGAAGCCGCACGTAGACGACGTACGGCCGGTGAAGTGGCTGGTATTCGCGGTCTCGGGAGCACATCCACTGGCTCCGCTTATCGTACAGCCGCCGATCGCGGCATCCTGAACGGGGCCAATGCTGCTGCCGAAGTAGCGGCCATCCGTGGGCTCGGCGGTTATGCCGCCTTCGCACAGGGGCAGAGAGATCGAAGGCAGCAAAGAGTCAACGACGTACTAGCACAGCGTACCGCTGGTGCCCCCATCGTTCGTGAAATCTTGAACATGGGTAACTTCAAGCCAGCTAGGGGCGGTCAGGGCTTCACCTACGGCACGAGAACGACGCCGGGTGAGATCTTGGCAGCCCAGCAGGCTAAGCGAGATGCGGCACGTGAACAATTGGTCGCTGCTAATGTTGCTCAAATCAGGGGACTTGGCGGCTTCACTGCTAGTCGTGTCCCAGGAAGGCAGCAGCCGTTCGCAGTCAACAATGTTGCCGGGAGCATCGCTGCTCAGGCGGCTGCTCGTCGGGCCGCTGCTCAGGCAGCCGTAACGGCTAGTGAAGTGGAAGCCCTCAGGGGCTTCGGTGGTGCCGCCCGTCGCCCAAGCCCAAGCGGCTTGAACCCCAACCCCTTCTTCGTCAACACCGAGCCTGGTCGCGTGGCCGATGCTGCACGTAGACGGCGAACCGCCGCCAACGTCAACGAGATCCGCAGCATGTCCAGTCCGGACGACTTGCTCCAGAGGCAGGCGGAACGGCGGGCAGCCTTCGAGGCTCGAAAGCGACGAGAACGCTTCAGCAACTTCTTCACCGCCGACATCTTCCCGAGCTTCTTCGGGGAGAGCGAAGCGGGCAGGGCACGTCGCGAGAAGAGGAATGCTTCGAGCGTTTCTCAATTCTCGGCCTTCGGCATTGGACCAAAGCCACAAGCTGCCCAGCGAGGCAACTTCTTTGGCCGGACTCTTGGCCGGGTCGGATCTGGCATCGCTTCGAACGGTCTACTTGCAGCGGCCTTCGTTCCTGGTCTGCTCGAAGCCGGTTTCGGTACTGTCGACGCTCCTCGTGGTTCCATCAATGCCGCTAAGACGGCACAGGGAGCCTCGGGTGCGATCACGGGGGCCGCAATCGCTGGCCAGGCCGGACTTCTCGCTGGTGGCCCTATCGGTGCCGCTATCGGTGCCGTCGCTGGTGGCCTCATCGGTCTCTACACGTCACTACGAGACGCTCAGAATAGGATCGAAGAGCTTAACTTCGAGAAGGCATTCCGCCCATTCCAGAGCTTCCTCGCAGATGTGGCCAACGGTCACACCCGACTGGACGCTGCTGGTCGTGGACGATTGGCCGGTGGCCTTTCGGCTGCCGAAGCCGAGGCACGTCGTCGAGTGGCTGTTGCCGGTAACGGTGGCACCCTCTTGGATCGGGCTGGAGACTTCATCCCGACGACTGGTATCGGTGGTGTGGCAAGAACGATCGGTGCCGACTTCGCTCGCAAGAACGGACTCACCGCCCTCAATCAGTTGCCACAGTTGCTTGGATTCGAGAGGACATTCTCTGGTAACTTCACATCGACCACGCGAGAGCGAAAGACGGAGGCGGCTCGCCAGGCTGCCGAGGAGAGGATCAAGATCCTCACGCCCGAACTGCCTGCTCTCCAGCAGATCGGCGAACAGATCGCCAAGGGCGTCAAACTCAACCCTCAGGATGTCTTCGTTGGTGCGGGTACAACTCAGGAGGATCTTGACGCCCGACGTCGAGGCCGTATCGAGTCCTTCAATAGGGCGGGCGGCGAGTCGATCGCTCAAACAATTGCAGAAGTTAACAGGCTACCGATCAATCAGGTCTACGAACAGTTCGATCAGTTGATTGTTTCCGCAAATCGCCTGCGTCACACTCAGGAGAAGTCGGCCGAAGCCCTCACCCTGATGACGGTGCAGGTACACACGTTCGGCCATCTCACCGAAGCCTTCGGTGCGGCGGCGGCGAGCGTGCATTCCTTGGAATCGAGTGCCGAACAGATCTCCTCCCTCTTCGATGGCAACATCGCCACGGCGAGGGTAAGTGGATTTGCGGCGGGGGCCGGGCAGATCGGCGGTCTCGACAGAGCCGCCTTCCAGCGAAGCCTCCAGTTCACTCAGGCGAACACGGGCGGTCCCGTATCAGCCGACTTCAGGCGTGTCCTCACCCAGGTCGACACGACCATGAGGGATCTACCTTCGCTGCTGGCGGGAACGACCTTCGACTTCACGAATGCGGATGCGATTCAGTCGTCGATCGGTAAGCTGCTCACCGACAACCTGAAGCTTGACAAGGGCGTTGCTGGCCCTCTGAGTGCGGCCTTCGCCGGTACAGACCCGGAGAAGCTCTTCAAGGGCTTGCAGAGCAACCCTCAGAAGCTCGTCGCCGACCTCATCGAAGAGACCTTCGGTCAACTCAAGAAGGAGATCGAAGAGCAGACGAGGCAGCTTGAAGAGCAGTTCAATAAGTTCTCGCAGGGGCTTGCTGCTTACTCACAGAAGGTGCTCAGTGCGGGCGATGCCCTCGACAGAGTCAGCACGCTTCGCCTTTCGGCTCAGCGTGCCTCTGCCGAATTGCAGGGAGCACGACAAGGACGAAGCCCAGCGGGCTTCCTGTCCCTAGATGCTCTACGCCGTCCGTTCGCGGACAGGCAAGCAAGGCTGGCGGGCACGGCGGCTGGCGACCCCGAGGAAATCGGCCGTCGTCTCCAGGAGACCATCGGTCGTCAGCGGGCCCTTCAGGGCAACCTCAACTCGCCGACGCTGGGACGCGAAGAGCGGGCCCGTCTACAAGAGTCCTTCAATGCGACGGCTCTTGAGGCGAACAAGCTCCAGCAAGCCCTCCATCACCTGGCAGACGCCTCCGACGAGTCGGCTGCGATCCAGGAGAAGTTGAGCGACATCGAGAAGCAACGAAGCGGACAACTCTCCTTCACGGAGAAGTTGCTCACTTCCAGCCCAAAGGAACTCTTCCAGATCCAGAGGGCTTCCGCCCTCAGCGATGTGGCAGTCAAGCAGGGCAACTTCCAGGGCTTCCTACCGAACCAGATTCGGGAAATCCTCGACTATCTGACCAGCCTTCAGGATGTCAAACTTCCTGGATATGCGAATAGGACTGGTGGAGAGGTCGCCAACAACCTTCTCAATCCGAGCAACCGGGCGATCTTCGGTCGCCAGGCAACTGGACTGGAGCAGGGAAGGGACGACCTTCTCAAGCAGCAAGTGCAAGTGGCGGAACGCTCCGTGCAGGCCCAAGAGGTTCTGGCCAAGAGTCAGCAGACCCTTGCCACAGAGTTCCTTGCGAACCTGAAGGAGACCAACGCCCAGTTCTTCACGAAGCTTGACCAGTTGATCGCGACGGCCCGTGCGAGCGACTTGAGGGCAGCCGAGGACCGCTCCAAGGCCGCTCAGAGCAAGGTTCAATCACAGGTCAATGCGATCGGCAGCATCGAGGGCCTACAGGGCATCGGTAAGGGTAATTTCGGCAAGGTCCGACAGATCCTTAACGCTCCCGAGTTCAATGCCTTCAGGGCTGCTGGTATCCGACAGGCCGAACTTGCCAAGACGAGCCAGGGGCTCTTCGGTAAGGGCCAGCTTGCACAGGAGGCTCGCGGTCAGGTCTTCTTGGGTCAGCGATTCTCGCCCGTCCAGGCCCACGGTTTCGACCCAGGCATTGAAGGGAGGATTGAGGGTCAGCTACAGGCGGCTACCAGCGAGATTATCAGGAGAACTGGCTTCACCCGCAATCAGGTGGAGCAGGAAGTCATCCCTGATGTGCTCGGCAAGCTCAGCGACTTCCAGGCTAAGCCCGAATTCTCGCGGGGCACCTTCGACATCAATCAGGAGATCGTCAAGAGCATCGGTTCGGTCCTCTCGAAGGCCCAGCAGGCTGCTCTCGACGAGGGTAATGCTGCACGCAACGCTGTGACGACGGGCGTGTTGGGCTCCGAGCCCGCACGACCGGGCGAATTCCACCAGTTGATGGCTGCGGTCGCCCGCGAACAGCCCCTCATCGCCGGTAAGATCGGCAATGGGCTCAACGAAGTAGGCGACCCCGCCGATCTCGTCGCCACGCTGAAGCGGCTCACGGAGGCTACCGAGGTACTCACGAAGCAGAGGCAGGGTGCGGAGGAGCGGGCCCAGTTCAAGGCGAACGGCGGCGTAGCCTTCGCCCCACGCGGCACCGACACCGTTCCGGCTATGCTCTCGCCCGGCGAGTTCGTGGTCAACGCATCGGCAACCCGTGCGAACCTTTCCCTGCTCCAGTCGATCAACTCGGCTCGCGGACCAATCTATCGAGCCCGTGGCGGCAAGGTAGACTACCTGACCGAGATCGACCAGTTGTTTGCCAACGACTCGACCAATGCGGGTGACCTGAAGGATCTCGTGAAGCAGGGTAAGGACATCCTTGCCAATACCCGCACGCCGGACACTCAAATGGTCCGTCGTCGCAAGCTCGCCCTCGACCGTCTCGAATCGGAAGGTGCGGCCTTCGGCCACGGAGATCAGTTGAATGCGTCCGCTAAGTCGTTGTACGGCAAGCTGCTCTCTGCCGATGATAACGCACCTGAAACGACCAGGTTGAGCACTACTTACAACCCCCTCACTTTCATTGATAGGGCTGTGGATCGCGGATTGAAATTCGCGGGTTTCGATGCGGCTACTACTACTTTGATAACGGCGGGTAATCCGTTCGGGGCTAGGGCAGCCCAAGCGGAAGATCTCCCAGAGATTCAGGAGCGACAGGAACAGGTGCGACGACGTCGCCTCTCCGATCCTGAGAAGCAAGCCATCAATATCAAAGAGACCCCGCTTGCTCTAGGTCTCGATCCGAAGTATGCCGCGAATCAGATCTCGGCTCCATTCGTCGCCGCTAATCGGGCGATGCTTGCTCCGGTCGAAGCCGGTGTGGCTGGACTTCAACAGAAGGTTAGTGCGGCACAAGCAGAGAGTGCCGCTTTCGCTGCATCGCCAGCGGCGGCACAGGCCGCTACGGCGAAGGGCCAGGTTGATGCACTCCTCAAGGCTCGTGCCGACAGGACCAGTCAACTGCAAGCTGATACGGCTCAACGGCAGGCTGCCAATCAGGCTGCCGAGCAGGCGAGGGCGGCGGTTGCGGCTAGGACGGCTGCTTCGAGGCAGCAACGGCTTAACCCAGCGGCGGCGGCTGCACCGGCCGCTCCGGTCGCCAACCCAGCATTGGAAGGGCTGCCAGCAGCCCTCGCTAACAACCCGAAGATCTCCGAGGATGTGAAGCTTCGCATCGTTGCTCAGGAGAATGCAAGGAAAGGTAGGCGAGTAGCCGATCAGGCCAAACTTGCAGACTTCAATAAGCGAAGGGCGGAACAACAGGAACTCTTCAACGCCGACCTACTTCGTAGGGGTATCGATACGAGACCCGTCATCGGCGGAAGAGAGCCGGAAGCCGCGAAGATCGGCAAGTCGCGAGCACGTTACTATGACAAGGTCGCGAGTGCTACGAAGGATGTTAACAAGCAGGGGTCCGGCTTCACCCAGCGACAGATCCTCAATGCGGCTCGTGCCCGTGCCAAGCTGACGGCCGATTCGCGGGACAAGAATCTGACCCCAGACGCACGGGAGAGGAACAAGAATCTTCTCCTGGAGTTGAGGGCCAGTAAGATCGGTCCCCACATCGACTCTCTTAACTTTGCGAGGGAGAGGAAGGGACAGGGTGCGATTGGTGCGACGGCAGCACAGCGGAAGCGTGTTGCGGACGCCTACCAAGAGAACCAGAAGGCTCTAAGACAGAAGGCAAGGAAGGACCGTCGCCAGAAGCCCTTCCACTTCGCCGATGGCGGCATGGTCCCGGCCATGCTCACCCCAGGCGAGTTCGTAGTCAATGGGGCGTCGGCGAGGGCAAATGGCCCGCTCCTCAACGCCATCAACTCGGGTCGCTCGCCGATCTACAGACAGGCGGGCGGTGCGGTTGGTAGCGGGGGCGGGTCAGGAGCCGTCTCCTTCGACGCCTTCGTGAAGGCAGCCGACTCGTTCGGCGAGCAGTTGCGGAGTGCGAGCGACGTCTTCGGGCGTGTCGGCGGCACCTTTGAGAGCCTGGCTAATTCGATGACCAGCCTATCCGATAGGCTGGGCCCCTTCAATGATGCGGCCTCTTCACTAGCAAAGGCGTTGAGTAACGTGAACATCCCATCGAAGATCGAGGTCGCCACTCGCGGTGACTTCACAGTTACCTTGAATGGGGCGGCAATCATCGCCGCCATGAAGGGGGACATGGCAAGCGAAGTCCTCAAACAGGTGCAGGCTCAACTTGAGGGCCAGGTCCGAAAGGCCATTGAGTCAATGCCTCCAAGGAGCTAAGATATGTTTGGAGTACATCGCTTTGACAAGTTCCGATTCCTGCAAGGGGGGACCGCCGATGGCGGTCTCTCCGCAGCGGGGATCATGCCGTTGACGATGCGTGGTCTCGACTCCTTCAATTCGAGCACCACGCTCTTCATCAGGGGGCTTTCGCCGGACGTGGGAGGTCTTGACCTCTACATCCTCGGCGGCGGCTTGCCCTTCAACCGCACTCTAACCCTCAACATCAAGACCGATCCGGCTCCCATCATGACGGGCATTCAACCGCTCGTCATTATGGGTAGCAATCCAGGTGTCTCGGCGATCTCATCGACGATGCCCCTCATCATGTGGGCACCACCACAGCCCCTTCCTGAGGACTTGAACCTCTTCATCAAGGGTATCGACTCGGGCACCATTCCAGCCGCCATGAATTTGGTGCTCACTGGTGGGAATCCAGGCACGAATGGAGTGATGCCTCTCTTCCTCTACAACGGGGCAGGGAGTCAGACGAAGGCGGTGAAACTCTACATCAGTGGGCTTGGGGATACGCCAGGTGCCGTCGCTATCGGTGACGACATGAACTTGCACATCGAGCGGGGGCCCTACGCGGGCATCACCCTGGTGATGCAGAACAATGGGGCGACCCTAGAGAGCCCCCTCTTCATCTCCGGTCAGCCCTTCTCGGTGGCCCAGTCCGACCTCTTCATCGAGGGTTTCGGCGGGACCACGACAGGGCAGGCCACGCTCGTCATCCCGAACGTGAAGGAACCGATCCCCTTCAACGGGCAAGCTACGCTCGTCATCCCCAAGTCTACCGGACTAACGACCCAACTTCTTAGGCTCTATATCAATGGGTGGACACCATAATGCCAGTAATCTACGGCGATCAGCCAATCAGGCCGGGCCCTCAGGTAAGCATCTCGAAGGCCCCTCAAGTCATGGGAGACGGACGACGCCTCTCGTGGACCGTAACGGCTCGTCTCACGGGTACGCTCGTGTGCGAGAAGGTGGACGACACTTTTACGCCCATCACTCTCGAACATAAGTTGGCAACCCTTCTCGCCAAGCAGGAGGAACTGAGGCGGATCTTCGCGGTCAACGGCCTCATGTTCCAGGTGCAAGGCTGGGATGGGTCGGCCCCCGTCCAGTTCCCCGCCATCGTGGAGAGCATCGACTTCTCCGAGGGTATATGGACCGACAGGACCGATTATACGATTGTCCTGACGGGCCCCGACTTCGAAGATGAGAAGACGGATCTAGATACTAATTGCGAGTCGGCAAGCGAGACATGGGCATTCGAGGAGGGCGACCTCCCCCGAACCTGGAAGGCTACGCACTCGGTATCCGCTAAGGGTAAGCTCGTCTATGATGGCACAGGGAACATTTCCCTGCTCCCTTGGCAGCATGCCAAGAATTTCGTTACCAGTAAGCTTGGGCTCGACTGGAACACGGCAACCGACCCCGACTGGTCACCGCTCTCGGGCAATGACCTGGCGGCGTTGTCCGCGTCCGCTCCCCGCTCGACCAATCAGTGGAATAGGACCATCGTCGAGAATGTCGATGAGACGGATGGAAGCTATTCGGTCACCGAGACGTGGGTCCTCAACGAACAATCGTACGTAGAAGAGTTCACCATTTCTCTTCGACGAGTCGAGGAACCCAAGGTCACCACTCAGGTCTCCATCACGGGATCGGTTCGCGGTCTCGCCAAGAATGTGGGCGACTTCGAGGGGCGATATGCCGCCGCACTCGCCCAGTGGCCGACCGTCAAGGCATTGCTGCTGGTACGCTGCCAGGACCAGGTGAATACGGTTGGTGGGGGCACCTTAGGGGCCCACCCGACCGCGATGAGCGTCGACCACAACCCGTACGAAGGCTCGATCTCCTACAACTTCGAGTTCTCCGACCGGGTCATCGTCAATGATACGATAGAAACATATACCCTGTCGCAATCCACTTCGCTTGAAGACTACAAGACGGTCGTACGGATCGATGGGTCAATAACTGGTGTTGTCTACCTGGACGATGGGCCGAGTACGACGATCAAGTTCACACGAGCCGAGCTTCAGTGGGAAGTCGTGAAAAACTTGCTTTTTGCTCGGGTCGTGAGCGAATCCGGTGTATCAAACTTAAAGGCTTTCCCGGTCAGTGCCCAGTTCTCCTTCGATCAGACGAATGGGGTGGTCAACTACACCTACGAATTCGACGATAGGGACCCCCAGAACGTCCGCAACGAGTTCACGGTGACGTCTAGGACCAGCCGCGAGGATGGTAGGACGACGGTTACCGTCGAGGGGACCGTGACTGGCTTGAGGACGGCCAATGCGTCCGATCCGTTCGGTCAAGGGAGTATGGTGGAGAGGTACAACAATGCGGTGGCCTACTACAATGGCATTGCGGGCAACCTCCTCGGTGTAGCCGCCACCTACGTGAATTTGGACTGCATTAACCCGACCCCATACTCCACGAGTGCGGGCTACAATCCCCTGGCAGGGACGGTGGCCTACAGTGCCGAGTTCACTTCCCAGATCGCACCCGTCATTCCCGGAGCGTTGACGGAATCTGTCAGCATCACGGACGATGCGGGCACGCCCGTATTCGCAGTGATCCCCGTCCCCGGTCTTGAGGACGGCCCGATCTTCCAGGACATCAAGACCAAGAAGGAAAAGCGGCGTTCAATCAATGTGGAAGTGGTGATGCCACCACCGAAGTACGGTTGTGGCGTTGTCTCTTACGACACCCCGTCATTCGACGTCTCTCAGTACACTCCACAGAACACCGCCAGCATATTTCTGGAGCAGGACCAAGTCACCTGGTCCCCACAATCGGCCCGCTATACACGTACAGTCGTGTGGGTCTACAAATAAGAGGAGCAGAGGATGGCCGACATTTTCAGCTTGACCAAGTTCATGGGAGCTACGGTCTATCGCTACAGTTCGTCAGTAGGATGGAATGAGCAGGTCAGTACGATGACCATCAGTTTGGTTGAGGACCCTAATGCTGGCGACAGCTTCTTCCCACCAGCCGTGGGTGAGCCCGTCTCCTTCACGTACGGCAGCCACACCTTCCAGGGGCTCTTGCAGCAGTATACGCAGACGGGCGACATCAATGGGAACCCGCTCTACGAAGTGATGCTTGTCGGGCCCTCCGAGATCCTCTCGGGGGCCCAAGTCATCCTTGGCTCCTTCCGGGGGGCCACGGGTGCGATGCCCAACCTCCTCAATGCCTATGGCTTCTGGGAGAACCGGATGGGGTTCGGTGGGGCCCTCACCAATAATTCGGGAATGCTGTGGAATGCTCCCTTTGATGTCTTGAAGGTTGACCCCGGTTCGTCTCCCGGCTCGATTGAAATCGTGCAGGAGGGGACGATCGGCATCAAGGCAGCCATCGAGTACCTCACCAATTTCTCTGGCGACTACGGTGGCCCCCTCCAATTCAGGGGCCACTTCTACAACGTGGACTTGGGGAACCTCCCCATCCCGCCCGTCTACTATAGGGTCGGTGGCACATCGCGGGACATCCTCAGCATCGTTTCGGAAATCTGCCAGGATGGCGGGCACGACTACATCTGCTACCTAGATGGACATACCATCAAGTTCAAGACCGTCTCACGGATCTACCAGCAGACGATCGGTGCCATCTCGACCTACGTCAATGCCCAGCCCGACGTGACCACGAAAGCGGTGGGTATCGAGCTTCGCAACGACGTGACGAATGCCGTGCTCCTCGGCGGCGACGTCCGTCAACTCTACCCGCTCTACAACTACGCTAATGATGATATGATCTGGCCCTTCTGGGGCATGAATGATCAGGGGCTTCCCATTGTAGGTCACGGTAGTCCGGAGGCGGGTGTTCACGAGTTCGATCTGAACTGTGCCCCGATCGCCGACATCATGGGGGGCACGAAGTACCATTGCACCATTCCGGAGCTTCGTCTCGCCGCCGTCAACTACGACAGTTGGGCTGCATGGGTCATGCGGCACGAACCGGAGAAGGCCGAGATCATCAACTTGGTGGGGGCGATGGACTCCGACTCAGACCTCTTCGACATCTTCGGCGACCTCCTCATGCAGCGGGACCTCATCGCGGCCAGGGAAGAGGCAGCCAAGGCGTTCGGCGGCATGAATGACGAGGTTGAGGAGAATTACTGGACCAAGAGGGCCCAGCGAGTCTACAACTTCGTTTCCACCTATGCGAATGAGTATTACGGTCGCAAGTTCCTGGTCAAGATCCCCTTCTTCGTCTACTGGAAGGTGGTCGAAGGCTCGACCGAGGTTGTGGCATCCGAAGAACCCTGTGAGTCAGCGTACCTCCCAGAAGCTTCCCTGCCCCTCTCCCTAATGTACGGGAATGAGGATATGTTCTTGACTGAGGATGGTCAGTTCGAGTGCTTCGTCCTCTTTGACGCGGATAGCGGGATCGACATTGAACAGCTTGATCCCAACTCCACCGTCATCCAGGGCAATGGCGTCTACGTCAGGGCAAGGGTTGATACTTCGCTTGGCGTGGTCTACCCCGCCCAAACCATCTTCCCCTACTGTGTAATCGAATTGGATCGGCCGGTTGTCGCCCTCTCCCCGGACCCATTGGGAGGCGTCTCCGATCTGGCCGTTGTACTCGGGCTGGAAGACAACCCCCAGATCCTTCAGCAGATGGTGGGCTTCCGCCAGGGCGACTTCCCCATCCGGATCGCCCCGCCAGCTTACAGGCCGCGAGGGGTGGCACTCCCGATGAAGTCCAACAGGGACAGCTATGGCCCGTGGGGGACGTTCCCCCCATTTGGCCCGATGGGCGTAGCAGGGAAGGTCTCCTTCGAGAGGGACGAGAGTTTGACCCCGTGGGAGTATGGCGGGTACGACTCCCTCCAACAGGCAGCCGCCGCCAAGCTCGCTGGTGCCGCCAGCAACTTGCAGGAGGCCGAGACGGGCTCCCTAGAGCAGGTTGGCATGCCGATCATCTCGCTGGGTGACAGCCTCATCGCGGGCGGGCCGCAAGTGACGAGCATCGATGTGTCGGTGGGCGTGGATGGGGTTAAGACGTCCTATCGTATGCAGACCTTCTCGCCCCGCTTCGGAGTCTTCAGCAAGACGAACGCCGACCGCATCCGCCAGATGGGGATAGCGGCTCAACAGGTTCGCAGGTCGCTGCGGACCCTCTTCCATCAGAGGGAGACCAATCAGAGGGTGGCGGTTGCCGCCCAAATCGGCTTCATGCAGAACGCTTCGAGGGCGATCCAGCAGAGGACGCCACACGACATCCTCTATGGTCGGATGGCCTGGTCCGAGAAGCTCCAGAGGTATCGCACCGTAGTATCGTCCTCAACGCTCCCAGAGGCCGTAGCAAACGCCCGTGCGGACAATCCGGACCTTTGGGAGGCGGCGGCTGCCATGAGCTTAGAGGGGCTCCTGAGGCCCTTCTCGACGAATGCCACTGATCCGGGTCCTGTGCCGGGTCGTGGGGACTACCCGCACTTCGGGGTGATTGAGAGCCATTTGAGCACTACGATCCCGAGCGTCAAGACGCTTGACCCCCTCGGGACCAAGAATGACCTCGAAATCATGACGTGGGACCAGACGTACCCAGGCGAGATGCATACTTTGAAGGCACAGGCTGCCGCCGATAAGGGCGTTCAGTTGGCTGACGGCACGCCGATGCAGCCCGCCGACTTCACCAATGCAAGGTTGCTTGGGCTCAGGGGACCGATGGTTATGGTTGGGTGGGGCTACGAGTACACGGGTAAGCCGATCCCGAACCAAGCCGTCGTCACTGGCGACCCGGCGAACCCACCCCTCATCCACAACTGGTCAGATAACTTCGCCGACGACCATCGTTTGCACCCGGAATACTGGAAGGCAGGGCCGATCGACTTGCGATATGACATGTGGAGACAGTGTTGGACGATTCCAACTATCTTGATCGGTAAGCTGGATGCAGCCCTAACTGCGGGGCCGACCAAGATGACCATCACGCTGGGACCGGCCTCGGCGACGGGCCCAGCCGACAAGATCGACGTCTACAACGTCCTCGGAGGCCCCTCGATCGCTGCAAACACGCTGGTGATCGCGGGATATTACCCGCTGACCAATCGCTGGTACGCGATAGCCGCCACCTGCCCGGCGTAAAGTATCCGTACTTTCAGGCCACTTTTACGGTGTATCTATAAGTAGGAATTGCTACTCCTACTTACACATGAGGACAAGAACATGGCACAGATTAACTTCCTGTCCGGCTTCCAGTTCACGATCAATGATCTGGCTGGTTCCGGACTCGGGTTCTACGGTGCTGGCGGCTTCGGACAATCGGTCCAAGTCGGCCAGTACCAAGACAACACCTACATCACGGACTCCACGGGAGCCATCAACGGCCCCAAAGTGAACAATGTGAAGTATGTGCATGCTAACTCTGGGATGATTCCGACGAACGATACGCGGGTCCTCCGCGACATCCCCAACTACCTGTCGACGCTCAACATCCGCTTCACCCATACTACCGCTGTTCAAACGCAACAAGTGAAGCTCATCATCTTCGACAGGGTCAACATCAACAACCCGGCGAGCGGGGTGACGACAAAAGTCGCCCAGATCATCCACCCGTGGAACACGCAGGCCCCGGCTGGATCAGGTCAGACGTCCTGGTCGACGCCCGGTGGCTCCGGTGGAACCTTCGGGGCACGGACCTACGATCCTCCGGTCAGCCTGGCCTCGTCGCCCGGTCTGAGCGGATGGTCGCCGAGCGGAGCAGGGACATTCGACACTCAACACGACTGGTATGTCGCGATCAGTGCGAGTGCTGACTCGATCGGTAGCAAGGTGCAGTACGGCCTCTACGTAAGCCTTGAGTACCTCTAAACGAAGAAAGCCCCGGTCATTTGACCGGGGCTTTTCTTATTGGTGGAAGCGGAAGTAGATGAAACAGAACAACTCCACCAGCGAGATGGACACCGCTAATGCCAGGTAGTAGAAGCGTTCTTGCTTGACCGGGAAGAACCGGCCAATCGTCCACCACGTCCCGAACATCCAGCCCGCATAGATGTGGCCCATCGCTGGGAAGGGCATTGAGTGATAGCCGTAGATCCTGAAGAGGGCTAGGCCGACCGCTATCACAAACAAGAGGATTTTACTCGTCATCGTGCTCCTGATCGCCTCCTGTCCAGCGTCTCCATCCGCGAGCCTTCTTGTCGTACTCACCGTTGATCTTACGATCGGGGAAGAGGGTCCCGCCCTCCCGGTGCTGCCCGTACGGCAGGTAGTGGCCGCATCCGCGACACAGCATCTCGTAATAGGTGAAGGTCTTCCCCTTATTCTTCCCTTCCTTGGCTGTCACCTTCCTCTTGCGGAAGTAGATATCCTCACTCTCGCAGTTGCCGCATGTGGGCTCACCGAAGACCTCGTCTAGCTCGGCAAGTGCCCCGAAGAGGTCCGTGTGGGCTTGGCCCTCGATTTCGAACTCGATCTTGTCGTTTGGTCGATACCTTGCTTTCATTTTTCCTTACGCCAGTCTGGGTTGTAACCCTTGAGAGCATCGGGGATCTTCCCCTTGTCTTGCTGATACATGTTGAGCCTTTCGATCATCTTCTTGGCCCCTACGAACGTCACGTGGGAGATGTGCTTGTAGCGGAAGTCCCCCATACTGATGAATTTGTTCACATCCATGTCAAGCTCGTTGCACTTGGCATCGATGAAACGCTGTTGGGTGAGAACGATCATACCATCCAGCCCCGCCTCTGAGACTGGCGTATCCGTCATTTCCTCGGCCGCGTAGACCTTGCGGAGCTTGAGGGCCGAGCAGAGAGCCCGGCCTTCGGCCTTGGTCTTAGCGGAAGAGGGGGCGAATCGGGCAAACTTCGGGGGCGTGTTGCCGCTGTAGACGTCTGCAACGTCCTCGAAGATTCTGATATCTTCTCGGTCACCGCCCCATGCAAAGGTGACGGAGACCTCTACTGTGGCCCTGTACCCGTTCGAGTCGTTGGGTGTCTGGACTGTCCTGACGAGAGTCCTGGTGATGGGGCCGAGGAGTTTCTCAGCCACAATACGGAGCGAGTGGGCGTATGGGTTCCCCTCGGAGTCGAGGTCGGCCTCACCGAAGTGTCCCATGACGTACTCTTGCCAACCGGGGTCGGTCGGTCCCGGCTCATCCGGAATCTTTGCTTCGGCGATAGGAGAAGCGTCGATGGGACTTTCATCCTCGACCACCGCACTATCAATCGCCTCTTCCACCGCATTTTTCTTCTTCGCTACTCGGGGCATCAGTCTTCCTCAATAGTGATTGACGGATCTTCTGTCTCGTCGTCTCTGAACGGTTCTTGCCTTTGGTCGGGTGCTGGAGCCGCCCACTTCGAATGGCAGCCGCCATCGCCTCACCCTTGTCTCTCAGCGTGTATCCCAGCCGCTTCAACTCCCTCCTGATCTTGTTGGGGTAGGTTCCCTGCTCCTCCGCGATCTGGCATACGCTCTTCTCCAAGAGCGTGTACTCACGCTCATAGAACTCCTTACTTCTTTGCACTGGACACCGCCTTGACCAGCGAAGCCAATTCGCAGTGGGGTACGACGGCTGACACCTTCCTATTCCAGCTTCGCTCGATCTGGCTGGCGTGCGAATCGCTTCGTGCGATAAGGGAGAGGTTCGGGTCCGTGTAGATGTCCCTCAATGACTCGTAGCTCCGCTTGGTGCTACGCAACCATTCGAGGTCCCACACGTAGAAGTAGCGGCCTGACGGCCCCGGAAAGTGCTTCATCTTCTCGGCGGTAACCAGGTCGGTGGCTACCGCCACCCCGCTATAGTTGAAAGCTTCGCTGATATTCATCATGGCGAAGGAGGGGTTCTTCCAGGTCTTGACGACGTTCTGGTAGAAGACGATGATGTCGAGATCTTTGGATTTCTGGACGTATTCGTGGGCTTCGCGGAGGATGTGATAGGCCAGGTCGGTCGCACCGAGGGAGCCAACCAGGAAGCCTATTCTCGTAGGCTCATTCAATGGTTCATCCCCTTATTCTTGAAGTAGTCCGTGTAGTCCATCTCCTGATAGGAGAGGTAGGAGTACCCCGGCTTCTGGATGGCGACGTTAGGCCACACGGCGTAGCACTTGTGGGTGGGATGGATGGTGTCCGCAATGACCTTATCGATCACGTGATAAGGCTTAAGACGGAGCAGGGAATTAAACATCCTTCTCTTGATACCCAGGCAGTGGGTGGTGTACGAGCCGAAGCACTGCAAGACATTCTCACTGATGATGCCGGTCCTGGCCCACGTGTGGTTGGCCCCGTAGTAGAGGATGTCCCAGTCGTGCCCGACAAGCTGCTGGGTCGCCGAGTCCACGACGTCGTCAAAGTCTTCTGTGAAGACACAGTCGTCTTCGACGAATAGGATGTGCTCGACGGAGCGATCGGCCTTAGCCCTCTCGATGATCGCCTGCATGCCCACGAAGTGGGCGTATGCTCCAGGCCCATGCTGCCAGGATGAGGGCGGGGTGGGCGAGATTTGCTGGTAGTGGGCGGGGTGGAAGATCTTCCCGAGACCGTCCATAAAGGGTTTAATCTTCGACTTATCAACGCCCTTCTCCATCAGCATCTCGAAGATTCGATCCTGCTCTTCCTTGATGCGACGATCAACGAAGAGACAGTGTACCTGATCATACTCCGATAGTTTCATGTCGAATCCTCGCTACCTTCTCGGCCTCTTTGAACTGCCCGATCTCCAGGAACATCTCGCCCACACGATCGAAGTAGGTGTGCTCGCCGAGCACCGCTTCGCGGCCAATCCGCTTCATCTCGTTAATCCGCCTCGTCCCCGCCGAACTCTTCCGGATGAGCCCCGTGACCTCGTTGAGGAAGTCCTCGGGCGAGAAGGACACGACGATGGGGAAGTTGCCGCATGCGATTTGGTTGGAGACGCAAGCGGCTCCGCTCCCAAGGATCTGGTAGACTCGCTCGCTCGGCCTCTTCGTTTCGCTCGACACATTTACACAGAGTTTCGCCGACCGATAGATGGAGGCCAGCGTCTCGTCGTCCACCGGCCCCAGGTAATCGTTGTAGGGCCAGGGCTCGCGGCCAAAGATCTTGAGGTTGACCCATCCGGCCAGCGGCTCAATCCAGGCGTCGAGAAGGGTCTGCTTGTCCTCGCGATAGTCGCCCACGAAGGCTACATCGCAAGCGAGGGCGGGAGATGGGTCGCCGCTCGGAAAGAGGAAGGTGTCGAAGGCGGGCACCGGAGCGTGCTGGAGGGCCACCAGCAGCCGCTTGCGTTCCCCGATGCACTTGGAGACGGCCCTCGACCGGGGCGTTACCGTCTCGATGAAGAGGTCGGGGTTAGACTCATCGAACGAGTCGAAGACAGCCCTTCCCTGCTCCATGTATTCAAACGAGTGTCCCGCGAGTTCGCAGACCCGCTTCCACCCATTGTAGATTGCCCGGTCTCGTTCGCGGGCGACTTGGCAGAGTATTCTCATCACCTACCCTTAGTATAGGACATGGATTGCGAAGTGTCACTCGATAATCGAGCGGGCCCGCTCGATATCTTTGGAGGAGTCGATCTCAGCCACCCTGACGCCTCGGGGCTCAATAGCCCTCAAGTGTCCCCCATTGTCGATGACCATGTTGAGGGCCTCGTAACCGAACCACACCCTCTTATCATTATTCCAGGCCATCCGCTTGAATAAGTCGAGTTCGCGTCCGGTCAGATACATGATTTGGGACCACTTTGTATCCAGCCCATAGCTCATGTTGGTCACCCGCCCATCTACGACGGTCGCCCCGACCTCCTCTTCTCCGATCTGGCCCTTCGTATCGACGAGCAGCGATGAGCCGTTCGACGAGGCCCATGCGACGGCGTCACTGTTGAAGACGAGGTCGCCGTAGACAACGAGGACGTTTGTCGTATTGACGACCCGTAGCCCCATACCGATGCTTCGCAGCACGTTCGTCTCATCGTGCCGCTCATTCTCGACCACCTTGAGACGCATCCCAAGCGGTAGCGTACGAATGACTCGGTCGGCTTCGTATCCGACGACAACGACAATATCGGCCTTGGGGAAGGCGGTGCGAAGCACACGGAGTTGTCTCCCAAGGACTGTCTCATAGCCCGATAGCTCGATGAGGGGCTTCGGGCCATAGCTCTTCATGCGACGGCCCATCCCCGCTGCTGGGATGACGATGCTTAGGTCGCGAGCGTTACGCTGTGATCTTCCCATATTTGTTGGCCACTCTTCTGTTGAAGTAATCCCACTCGGCAGCCGGAACCGAATGCGATAGGGCCCGAGTGGTAATGTTTCTCACGACTAATGGTTCTGGGATATGTAGCAAGACGTACTTCTCCACCAGCTTCCTGGACAAGTCGTAGTCCTCGGCGACCTTCATGGTCTCGTCGAAGCCCGCCATCTCTTTGATGGCAGCCCGAGAGACCACGTAGTTGCCGCCCACGATGTTATGGGTGGCTATCGCCTCCAATGAGAAGGGCTCCTTGAAGTAAGTTGAGCCGCGATTGAGGACTCCCGTCTCCGTGATCTTACTACCCTTGTTGACGTGCTCATCGCTATAGACCAAGCCGACCTTGGCGTAGTCCTGCTTGAGCAGGGCGACCGACTTGGAAACCTTGGTTGGAAGGTAGGAGTCATCTGCATCCAGGAAGGCGAAGGCGTCCGACGTGTCCCAGCACGTCTGCATCGCCCAGTTCTTGCACCAGGCGGGCCCCATCCTCTGGTCGGGGATGTGGACGGCCTGGAGATCGGGGTGCCGCTTCGCGGCCTCCTGGATCTTCTCCCAGGAATTGTCCTCCGACCCATCATCAATCACGATCACGTTGCACGGGTAGTCTTGGGCGAAGGCACTGTTGATGGCTCCTGCGACCAAGTCCCCGTAATTGTGACAGGTGATTATGATTGAGACACGCATGGAAGTTCCTCGAATCTCTTGATCATGTGATGCGTCTTCTCGGCATCGGCCACTTCCTGGAGCTTCTCCAGCAAGTCCTTGCCGACATAGCCATTGAGAAGCTTGGTGTGCAGCCGCACGTCCATGAAGAGGGCGTTGCCCTTCTCATCTGGGAGCAGGGAAACGAGGCGAATCATCTCGTAATTGATGGCGTAGTTGATCACCGAGAGGTAATCGGTGGGCCATTCGTAGCCCGCACGGGCCACCCCATAGTAGGTAACGCCCTTGATGCCGCTGACGGCCAAGTCGAGGGATTCGCCGAAGGTTCTTCGGGTCCCGTCCTCGTGCGGGACGATCTCCCTCACTTCCCAAGGGATGCCGATGCCCAACGCCTGGATGAGGGCGACATAGTCCTTGGTCTCACCAGGTGCCCCGTTGAGGACAACAACGACGCTACGTGGCTTGAGACTTTGCCAGGTTGTTGCCGAGTGGAGCGTAGCCTCCATCAAGTCGATGTCGCTGTCCGCATCACAATAGATGATGAGGGTTGCACCCAATTCGAATTCCTTGGCTACCTCATTCGGCCATTCGTGTCGAGGGTGGGCGTCCCCCCACTGCTCGGTGCGATGGGCGTTGCAGAAGCGGCCCGCGATCAGTAGGTAGCGACGGTAGCTGTCGTCCAGCCCCACTATCTCGGCCCCGTTCGCTTCGAACTTGTCGATACGGCCCAACGCACAGTCTTCCTGCTCGTTGCCCACGTTCTCGGCGAAGATACAATCTCGACAACTTGTGCTTATGCCACCATTAGCTTCTACGACCGCGTCTAGGTCGAAGGGTTCGGGTTCGGACATCATGGTCTCCTTGCGGTTACGTGGTAGGTGAAGTTCTCACTATGCTTCTTGATGATCTCCATTCCCTGCCCCTGCAAAGCATTGATCAGGTGTTGGAGCGTGAGCGTGGCCTTCTTATACTCCCACGGGGCCCGCTGGGCTCCGTAGAGGAGGAAGTTGGCATCCGTCAAGCTGAGTTGCTGGTAGATGATCGCCTTGGATACGTCGCGGATGTCGACTCCGCCAATGGTGATGGTGCCGCCATGCCTCAACTTCTTGATCCACCCAGCAATGATCTCGTTCGTTTCCGACGAGGGCATGAAGTCGATCACGTTGAGGGCGATGATGTCGGTTGCCTCAGCATCATCGACGTATTCATCTAGGTTGACGATATCCCCGTTCGTGCGGTCGGGATCGTCGGGAGGGGCGAATGGGTCTATGTTCGTGTAGCCCGCCCTCACCATATTGTTGTTGTAGAGTAGGTTCAACTTCATACGTTCACCACCTTGTTGGCGGTCGATAGGAGGACTTCATTCCAGTTCGAAATGAAACTAGCAAGCGAGTAACGATCTTCGATCGTCTGTCGGGCCCGCTGCCCCATCTCCGAGCACAGATCGGGGTTAGCTAGTAGCTTCTCAAGCGACTCCCTCATCTTCGCCCGATCGTTGGTGATGAAGCCGTTGACCCCATCCTCGATCACACTGGCGGTCATCGGGTTCTCGGTGGAGACCACCGCACACCCGCACGCCATCGCTTCGAGGAGGACGGTGGGGATTGGGCTTGCCGTCGCCGTGTTGATAAAGATGGAGGACTGTTGGTAGCGGAAGACGAGTTCCGCCGTGTTCTGAGCCGGTAGCGAGAGGTCGGGGGTGTCCCCCACGACGTAGCAGGGAAGCCCATCGGTGACCTCTTTCCAGAGGTAGAAGCCACAGCACCAGTCCCGATTGATCCAGTCGTTCACTACCGCGAGGATCACGGGACGTCGATAGAATTGGGCGGGCGGGGGACAAAAGAGTGCCGTGTCCACTCCGTGCTCAATGACAACACCTTCCTGCTCCTCGCAGAGCCAGGCTTGCCTCGAATAGTCGCTAATGAAGACGTTCGTGTCTCCACTCATCTGCTTCATGCGAAGCGTGATTCCGTCTCCCCACTCGGGGTGGGGTAGGGTGTGCTCAAGGGTGATGAGAGGGATATGTAACTTTGATGCTAGTTGCTTCGCTATTGGGAACTGACCCATCTTGTTCTGCGAGAGCACCAAGTCATAAGCGATGTCGGGGAGGAGTTGGGCTTCGCCGCCCTCTCCATTGAGGAGCGTGTAGTTGGGAGGGACCGGGGCGAACACACGATTCCAATCTTTGATACCTGGTCCTCGCCACGAGTAGAAATTGTGCCCTGTAGCACAAAGATTTGTTTCTGTTCGCTCGTGAGTCGGGAAGGTCAAAATGTTGAGGGGCTCGCCGTCCTCGCGAACGGCAGCCCTCAGGATGCTACTCAGGATCTTTGCCATTTACTGGGTGGGCCTGTAGACGAAGAAGAGGACGGTGACTACGCCGGATGGCGTCCAGTTGGCCCCATAGGCATTCTCCATTGCCGCCTTCAATCCCTCGAAGTTCTGGGCACTCTGATCGTGCTCCAACTTCAAGATCTCCTCGGGGATGCTCTGGAAGGGGATCACCATCTTGCCGATGATCTTTCCTCTGCCGATAGCTTCCCCCGCCTCATTCTCAATGACGACATCTTTGGGAAGCTGATCGACCAGCATATCCCACTTGGCACCGTCACGTACCGTGATATTGACGCCGGGCTGGAAGACGGGGCTCTTGAACTTGAGTGGTTCGGACATCACTTGCTCCTTCTGGCGATGATAGACTGTCGGACTTCTTGGATGGTCTTCTCGATACCGTAGGAACGTAGCTCCTCAAGTTGCTGGTGGCAACGTTCGATGACGGGTAAGAGGTCGGTCTGGTTAGTAAGGACGGCACGCTGGAGGCATACATCCTTCGGCGTATTGATTACGAAGGGACGTGCGTTGATGTCCACTTCAAGAATTCTCTTGATACTGGGGCGGGTTGTATTCGTCCCGTCCACCAGCACATCGTGGCCACGAGCCAGCAAGGCTTCGACCATGTAGCCGTTGATGGCCCACACCATCGGCTCCCCCTCGTGGCGATAGCGTTCGCCATAGAGAGCCAAGCGAATGTCGTCGGAGCAGACGAGGGCTCGTGGGCGTCCATTCAAGAGGACGGCCCTCACCCACTCGGTGGCAAAAGTGGATTTCCCACTCCGTTGCACGCCCATCATGAAGAAGAGATTGCCGCGACCCATCGGCTCCCCGTGGGGGAAGTTTGTCCCATCAATCTCAACGATTTCGCTATCGCTCACTGTAATGCCTCCTTCATTAATTGTCCGATCTTGGCGAAACTGAAATCAAAAGCTCGTGCGGTGCCCGCCAGTGCCTTCGCCTTCCGCAACTCTGCATCTGTATAGGCTTCCCGCATTGCCTTACGAAGCTGTGCAACCTCGATACTGTCCCACTCCTCGAACGAAGTATGCAAATTTTGGAAAGTGTCTAATTGTGTGGCGTAGACCGCTTCGCGGTGGGCGGGCACCATCCAGCCGCACTCATTGTTGAGGTACTGGCGGAAGCCGCTCGAATCGGTCACGATCGGGGTCTTGCCGAGGCCCATCGCATCGAAGGCGGGGACCGACCAGGCTTCGCCGTAGGATGGGAATACGCCACAGTCGCACGAGGCATGCAAACGGAGGATTTCCTCCTCGCTGTACCGCCCCGCGATCACGATCTCCTTCTTGTAGTGCTCCACCTTCTCATAGATCTTCAGCCCCTCCTTGATGTGCTTGCAGAAATCGACCGTGTCCGCATAGGTCTGCTGCTCATCCTTGTCGCCCTTCGGCGTCGTCTTGATTAGGAGGCTGACCGACTCGTTCACATCGAACTCAAGGTGGAAGGCTTTCAGGAGGGCCACCAGATTCTTACGTCGGACAGACTCCCCGATCGTGTAGAAGATGAAGTTGCCCGCCAGCTTCTTCGTGATGCTCAGCGGCTCATAGGTACGGCCGTACCTCGACACATCGCAAGGGATGGGAATCACGGATAGGGGGATGGTGACTCCGCTGTCCCGAGCGGCGTTCACGTTGTGCTCACAACATACCCAACCTTCGCTCATACAGTTCAACTTCTCGGGCCAGTCTGTCATGCAGAAGTTGCTAGTCTCAGCGAAGAAGAGGCCGATGTTGCGTTTGAGTCGGCCCTCGTACTCCATCTGATGCGGGAGCACATGCTGGATTACTGCGTCGTACGCTCCGTGCGACTTCGCTTCTAGCTCAAGTATGCGAGGGGGAACCTCTCCCTTGACATCGTTCAGCTTGATGGGGCGACATGTTACGTCGATTCCAGCCGCATCGAGGGCTTGGATGTAGTTGAGAGCGGCATGGCCCCAACCCGTTCCGTCATGGTAATTCGAGATGTAAAGCACTCTGATAGGCTTAGTCATGTTTGGAACACCGTTTCTCCTCCCACAAGTTGTTGTACTCGCACATGGCACGAAGCTCCTGATATGCGTGGCCGGTGCTGAACTCGCGGACGCGGGCCCTGTATCCGTGCTCAAAGGAGTCTTCGTTGAAGTAGGAGGAGCCCAACGCTTGCGTCGTGGCACCCCAATTCAAGTCACGAATGAGACGGAGGGCCAAGTAGGAGTTAACGAGATCGGGCCTGCCGAGCACATTGGTGATGGCCCACTTCACGTAAGCCTCGTTCGAAGGCATCTCGGCCGGTGCGGCTTGAGGTATGTGAATACGCGGGGGCGAATCCCAAGTCGCCTTCGGCTCTCGGAGGGGCAGGGAATCGAACACCTTCATCCAGGTATCCGTCGTCTTATCCCAACTGTAGCTCTTCTCAGTGCAGGTGCGAGCCTTCTGGTTGGCCAGGCGTCGGAGCGATTCGGGCTTGCTGAAGTAGCTACCCAGCTTGGCCACGAAGTCGTCGCCATCGGGACGGGCCCTCAGACACCCACTTCCCTGCTCCTCATCCAGGCTCAGCACCTTGATGGGCACGCCCCCAATCTTCCTCACCACGTCGGACATGGCCGAATAGTCGGTGGAGTAGACGGGCACGCCGCATGAGGCGGCTTCAACTTGGGGCATCCCGAAGCCCTCGCTGTTGGCATACTGGACGTAGAGGTCAAAGAGGTTGATGATCTTGGAGAGGGTGGCCCGATCCACACCGTCAGCTACGTTGGGCATGACGGCGGCATTCGAACCGCACTTGACGCAGGCACCCCGACAGTCTTGGAAGAGGGCGGGGAAGATCAGATGGCAGAGTTTGCATCTATAGGTGACGATGATCTTGTGGGCCACGCCACTCTGCTTGATGAGGCGGGGGATGTCCCACCCATTCTTATCGGGATAGCTCGTATGCAGATAGAGGTAGGTCTTGAGAGCTATGTTGGGAGGAGCGGTCTTGATGAAGCGGGCGAAGTCCTTAATCAACTGAGGGTACAGCTTGCGGGGCTGATTCCGCATGACGGTGCCCACGATGAAGATGTCCTCGCGGAACGAGAAGCGGCGACGGAGGTCGGCCTTGTCAACCGGGACGAAGACCTCCATATCGGCACACGGAGGGGCCGATCCCCTCGTCTTGATGAGACCCCCACCTTCCTGCTCCAGTACCTTCATCCCCCAATCCGAGTACGTGAGGACCGCATCCGCGTTCATGTAGGTTGATAGCCATGCTTCATTCTGAGGCATAGCATCGACCGTTGGCATGATGCACCAGTGGTAGAAGGGGCGGAACGGGCTTCGCTCCGCGAACTCCATCATCCAGTGGTCTCGGATGTCCCAGACGATGTCGGGGCGATACTTGAGGCAGACCTCATTGAAGGTGAAGTCGCCGAACTCGTAGCTGGATCGAGTGTCGTATTCGGCTCGGCGGGGCGAGCCTTCAGGGGGCATATTACCGAAATAAGCCCACGGCAACTCGTGTTGACGTGGGTCATCTGGTGTTCCGTAGATGGCAAGCTCGGCTAACTCGTACTTGCCGGTCGCATGGAGCCTCTTCATCACTTCCATGCCGTAGGTCGAATAGCCGGTTGAGAGGAAGCTGGCTTCGTTGACCAGCAGCAGGCGTGGTTTGCGGCTCATGTATTAATGTGTCCTCAGTGAAGAGGGGGCGGGTTGCCCCGCCCCTCGCGTACATCAGAATGGGATGCGGCCGTCTTCGTCATCTTCGCCGTCCCCATCTTCCCCATCCCCATCCTCATCGACTTCGGCGGGTGCCTCAGCCTTCGGACGGGTCGCGGGAGCCGTCACAGGCTTCCCATTCTTCTTTTTCTTGTCCTTCGTCGTTGACTTGGTCGACGGCTTAGGAGCCTCTTCGGGAGCTTCCTGCTCCTCTTCACCTTCTTCGACCTCTTCGTTGCCCTCCGTCTCGTCCGTGCTGGGAGCCTTGCGGGCCTCCACGAACTCGAAGCGTTCGACCCGGAACTTGTCCCGGTACTTGGTCTCGCCGGTCTGCTTGTCGGGCCATGAGTCCGTCACCAGCGAGCAGTAGACCCGGATGAGATCACCCGTCCTGAAGTGTTCGCAGATCATCTCGGCTCCCTTGCCCCAGGCTTCGCAGTAGGGGAAGGTCGACTCGTTCCGCTGCCTGTTGTTGACCCCGATCTTGAACTTGGTCACAGAGACGTCCCCGTTCTTGCCCTTGATGCTTTCGAGTTGGGGGGTCTTGACCACGTTACCGACGAAAATGCAATGATTCATGTTCACCCTTCGAAAAATGCTTTCACGAGTCGATAGCCGTCATGCACGCCATGAACGATCGCTACCTCCTCAAAGTCAGGGGGGAAACCCTCTCCCCTGGAGTCGAAGAAGAGGCCCTTGAGGAACCCCTCCCTTGCCTGCTCCTCTTCAGAGGCAGGCGGGTCGATGATCTCCTCCATAGCGGAGAGAGGCTCACCGTTCTCGGCCACATAGTGGACGAGATCTACACTGATGGGGAGCCGCTTACAGCAACTCACGATGTCCACCATCACGAGTAGTCTTATCGCATATTCAGGCACCGACATGAACTTCTCTGTCGGGCTGAGCGATGTGTTGTAGTAGATGCCCGTGTCGCCGCCCCGCTTGATCGCATACCCCTGTGTAAGGCGTGGGATGAGCGGGGTTACGAGCACGGGATGGGGGAGCGTGAAGATGCAGCCGTCGCCCACCCGTTGAACGATGGGCACATAGTCACTCTCACGCAAAAGCTTCTTGATTTCAGCGATTCTGTACATTGTGATAAACCGGCCAACGCCTTTTGTCAATCAGATTTCCCAGACTTTGTCGACAATGAAGGAGCCCCTTTGCTGGTCCTTCCTGCCCTGGAGAGCGGCCACCGTTTTCTCTCGTGCGAGAAGGTGTCCGTACTCAGCCCAAGCCTCTGAGAAGACCGTGACATCGTCCAGTGCCCCCGTCTCGTCCGAGACGCAGAGGTACGCCATCTTGCGGCCCCTGTTCTTCCCATTCTTGACGGCGATCTCGCGAACTTCATTGATCTCGACGCCGATCGTCATCTCGTACAGATCCTTGCCCTCGCGAAGCTCCTTGCAGGTGGTGTCGACCATGCTCTTGTCGGCGGCATCCACATGAGTGCAGGTGATGGGAAGTCCAAGGGCCTCCTCTTCCTTCTTGGCGATCCAGTAGGGCTTGTCTTCGAGCGGCGAAGCCGGATGGAGCAGGAGATCGCGTATCGCCTCCACCTTCTCTCGGCGGTCCTTACCGACCGCACCGGGACGCTCCAGCAATTGGGTGATGGCCTCGATCAAGGTGTTCGCTTCGCGGGCCTCGTCGATGACGATGGGCTCCTCATCATCATCGAGCACTTCCCTGTAGATGACATTGCCGTCCTCGTCCCTGGCCGACACCTTCTTCTTGGCCATCTTCTTGCCGATTGCGGGCGGGTGCTCGGGCTTCTCCTCCCCGTTCTTCTTGCACTCCTTGCAGCGGGCCCGGTACGCCTTCATCTCGGCCTTGTCGTAGTCGTCGACCTCGACCTCTACCGTCTCCTTCACCGCCTCCATCTTGTAGAGGGGACGATTGAGGACGGCAATCCGTTCCCTTTCCGTGACTGTGAGCCGGGTCCACGCATCGTACTCGGCGAGCAAGCGAAGCCGATCCATCCTGAAGTTGCGGAGGGCCCCGACCTCGATCATCTTCTTGATCATCGCCGCATTGCTGTGCTCGGAGAAGTAGACGAGGAATTCGAACCACGTCCACTGAATGGATGGCCTTCCGACCTCCTGCTCCACGCCGCCAATGGCGGCGATCGTCTTCGCCACGTTCTTGACGCCGATCCCCTTGACATCGCTCAGGCCGAAGGTGATGACCACCCTATCCGTCGAGAAGTGCGGGTCGAAGTCGTGGAAGCGGGGCGGCTGAACCTCAATGTTGAAGGTCTTCGCATCGTTGATGAGAGCCCTGATCTCCTTCAAGGGGTCCTGCTTCTCCTTGGCGTACCGAAGGTACGAGGTAAAGAAGTAGACGGGGATGTGGGCCTTCTGGTGTGCCGTCCAGTAAGAGTCAATGGCATAGCACACCGAGTGACTCTTGTTGAAGGAGTACCGACCGCTCTTCTGGATGTTGGCGAAGAGCCGTTCCGCCTCCTCCCTGGTGATGACCCCCAACTTCTCGGCCTTGTCGACGAAGATGACGCCCACTTCGGTCATCAACTTCTGGTCCTTCTTGCCCGCCGCCTTCCTCAATTTGTCGACTTCGACGGGAGTGAAGGCGGCGACGATCTGAGCGATCTGCATCATCTGCTCTTGATAGCAGAGCACATCGTATGTTGGAGCCAGAATGTGCTCGATCGCCTTGATGTCGATGACGACCTCTTCCTCACCATTCTTCCGGCGACAGTACAACTCGGTCATCGAGACCCCGCGTTCGTCCTTTGCCTTTAGGCAGCCGGGACGGAGCAGGGCGACTAGGGCAGACAGGTGTTCGAGGTTTCGTGGGCGAAGCCTCCTAGCCCACGCCTTGCCGAGGGAACTCTCCAACTGGAAGACGCCCTTCGTGCGTCCAGCACTGATCAGGTCCCAGGTCGCCTCGCAATCATGTGGCACGTCTTCGACGCGATACCTGATGCTCGGGTATCCGTGAACCAGGGGCCGACTAGCATCGATCTCGAAGGAACAGCCACAGGAGAACTCGTAGCGAGTGCCATCGGCACTCACCTTACCCTTGGGCACGTGAAACTTGACGGTCTCCTGCTGAGCCTCTCTCTGCTTCTTCTGCTTCTCGTGCTCTCGTCGCTGTCGCTTCTTACCGGACCCGAACCACTCTTCTTCACGCACTCTTCTTCCTCCTCTTTGGCTTGGCCTCCTCTTCGGGAGCCTCGGCCCCCAACTTCTCGGCCTCGCGGTCTCTCTCCATCGCCTCCAAGTCGAAGCAGTTCTTGAAGCGGACCTTCCGGCCGAAGTGGCGGGACAGCATGAGGAGCTTCTGGAGGATGGCGGCGGTGTCCTTGACGTCCTGCAAGGCGTCGTGGGCACCATCCTTCGACGCCTGAGGCATGCCGAAATAGACTCGAAGGTTGTCGAGAGACAAACTTCGCGGGTCCTTCAAGTTCTCAGTCCAGTAGCCCAACAACTGGATCGTGTCGTAATGCTTCAGATTGTTGAAGATGCCAGGCACCTTCTTCTTGAGGAACTTGTCGGGCTTCAGCGTGTTGTACTTATAGGAGTAACGCTCGTAGAGCGTCATGTCGAAGTTGACTATGTTGTGGCCCGCCATCACGGGGGCCGCAAACAAGTCATTCTTGCCGCCGAGGTTGAATTGGGAACACCAGTCGGCGAACTTGTGCCAGACCTCCTGAGGGTGCGGGGCCTTCATGAGGTCATCCTTATTCGTCTTCGTCAGCTTGAGCGATTCGGGATCGAGCTTGTCGGGCTCCAAGGGACGCACCATCATATTGAAATGGGTGTCGTAGAGCTTGAGGTCGCGGGGGCGGATGGCGACCGCTCCCACCTGTGTGATTTCGGCGAGCGAGGGGTCTCGCCCGCCGGTTTCGAAGTCTAGGACTATGATCGTATTGTAGAGCATCAGTTACCTGTCGTGGTCAGCCAAGAGGTCCAAGTTGAACTCGGGGACGGGCTCTAGCTTCTTCCTGATCAACTGCACAACGAGGCGGGCGTCAGCGAGTGCGTGGTGCTGATCAACGATCTCGACGCCAGCCCGCCTCGCACAGACCTCGGTGCTCGGCACCCGATCATCATCCTGCTCCAGGTACATGGAGCCGGGGTCGATGCTTCGGTGGGCTAGGCGAAGGTACTTGGCGAACTCGGGCAATCGCTCAAGGAACTGGCGATCGAAGGACCCAAAGTTCTTCCCCGCACACTTGATGGGGCTGGTCACGTCGACCCCATTCTGGCCGAGCCAACTGCCGAAGGCAGTTACCACATGCTCGGGGAAGCAGAAGAGCTTGTCGGGGTGTGCCTCTGGATCACTGATGATGCGGAGGATCTCCGCATTCATGAAGAGGGCGTAGGGCTCCCCAAGAATCTGGGGGTGAACCACGTAACAGTGAAAAGACGGAAGATCGTCGATAGACGATTTTCCGTCATCGATGATCGCACCGATCTCCAACACCTGGCACCAGGTGGGCTGCAAGCCCGTCGTCTCAAGGTCGATAGAAACATACTGCATTAGTAGCTCCCTAGCAGCAAACGTTGAATGTTGAGGATGGCTAGTCCACCATCGGACCTATGCCTTTGCGTGTCCATGTCGTAGTAGATTGACTTTTCGAGGGAGACGTAGTCTTCCTCCTCCATGACGGGCACCGTTCTTACGAATGTGTAGGCGTCACGCTGGATGCCGATAAGGAAGTCGGCGTCACCAGCAGCCAACGTCCCCTGCACTTCCGCAAAGCACTGACGCATCTGCTCATAGCGATCGACCGCCAGAGGATGGACGTGAACGCCGTCGAGCCAGTTGAAGACCTCGATCGTTGTTGGCTGATCCGCATTGATGAAGATGTCGGTTAGAACCTTGCCACCATACTTCAGGTGATTCGCCTGCATGAGGCGGATGAGCCGAGAGGTCAGCACGCCAGGCTTCGCCTGGTCGTCGTAGACCACCATGTTCCGATCGCATGCCGCCCCGATCACGGTTGACATGGCCTGGTCGTCCAACTCACGCCACACTTCGAAGGTGGAGTGGCCGGACACCGTGAGGGCCGGGATAATTAGGTCGTCCTCGAAGGATCGCGTGGCGGGCTTCTCTTCGTTAGGCACGTAGACTATGCCAGGACCCTTGGCGAAAGGGTCCTTAGCCATCAGGCAGTTGCCCATGTGGCGACTGGGCTTATAGGTCTTGACTTCAAACAGACTGATGAACTCGTTCATTAATGTAGTTCCTGGCCTTGATAAGGACCTTGACCATTTCCTTCACCTTCTCATTGCTCCCTCGGAGCAGGAAGGAGGGGTGGTACATGGGGAGAATGATGCCGCCTTCGCGAAGGAAGGAGGCTTTGTGGGGCTTGCCCACAACCGTAGAAATTCGGAAGGTGCTCTTGCCCTTCATGAGAAGGCGGGCCGGGGTATTCCCGAGCGGGATGACGACGAGAGGATCTACGATCCTCATCTCCTTCCAGAGCCACCCCTTACAAGCCTGGATCTCCTCGGGGAGCGGAGCCCTGTTCTTCGGGGGGCGACAGCGACAGACGTTGGTGACAAAGACGGAGCTTCGCTCCATCCTGGCTTCCTCCAGCATCTTGTTGAGGAGCTTGCCAGAGGCCCCCACGAATGGGAGCCCCTGTTCATCCTCCTCTGCACCCGGAGCTTCGCCGACGAACATCAGAGGGGCAGGGAAGGGGCCATCACCTGGCACGACCTGCGTGCAGGTTGCTCTCAGGGCACACTCGTGGCAAACCCGTTCCAAAGCCTTAAGCTGCGGCATCATGACCGATTCTCCCGGTAAGGGCGAGGCTCCTGTATGCCATCGCCTTGTCGAGGAAGGCAACACGAAGCACGTCAATCTTGCATCCGCCCATCTTCTCGACGGAATTCATTTCCATAGCGGCGATGTTGCTCTTGGACGTCTCGTCCCACTTGAGGGGCACGAAGGTGTGGAGGGGTTCGGCACCGATGAGCACGCCAGCGGCGTGCGTACCGATATGCTTCTTGACCCCTTCCAGGCGGATCGCTTGGGCGAAGCGGGCCCCATACTCACCACTGATGGACTTGATCCTACCGTTCTCATCGAACTCGGCACGGGCCCAATCCGACAGGTCGTCGGCCAACACGTCGAGCGAGTAGGCGATGATGGAGGGATCGTCCCCATGCTTCCTCATCTCTTCGAGTTCTTCCGAGATGCGGGCCTTGTCGGGCAGCGTCTTGGTGATCCGCTTGATCAGTTCGTGGTCTTCCTCGTGGGCACGCATCACTTCGGTGAGGGCCGAACGCCCCTGCATACTATTGAAGGTGGCGATCTTGGCCACCCGATCCTCACCGTACATCGATCCGAGGTATGCAAAGATTTCGGCAGCCTTCTCCTTCGGGATGTCGCTGTCGATGTCGGGGAGGCTGGCGACACCGTTGGAGACGCGACCCTCATTGTAGAAGCGTTCGAAGATTAATCCATACTTGATTGGGTCGACGCCCGTGATCCCGGTCAACCAGGAGATGATGCAGCCCGCACCCGAGCCACGACCGGGCCCGAGAATCCACCCCCTCCGTCTCCCATAATTCATGAAGTCCTGGACGATCAGGAAGTAGGCTGAAAGGCCCACCCCCTTGATGACGGCCAACTCCATGCGGAGCCTCTCTTCGTAAACTTCGATCGGCTCCGGGAGGTCCCTTCCCTGCACCTTCTCCCTCCACCCCTGCTCGCACAACTCCTTCAGGTAGGTGTCGGCATTCATGCCGTTGGGGCAGGGAAAGTGAGGAAGCATCGGAGAGTGGAGGATGTCGTAGTCCTCGCACATGTCGGCGATTCTCACCGACTGCTCAAGCTCCTCCATCGGATGGTGCTGGAGCAACTCCTCTTCCGTAGGAAGATAGAAGGCGGAAGACCGGAAGAAGTTCCCCATCGTGAGGTCGGGCTGAAGGAAGGCTTTGCCCCTGTTGAGGGCGGCATTCAGGGTCGTCTTCATGTGCGAGCAGAGGACGACCCTCTGGTCGTCCGCATCGATCGATTCCGGATAGTGGACGTCGGGCGTTGCCACGCACGGAATCCCAAACTTGGTGGCGATCCTCCTCATCGTGAGGGCGACGGCCAGCGAAGCTGGAATCACATCGGGATCGACGACCTGAGTCTGGATGAAGAAGTTCTCCTTGCCGAAGATGGAGATGTACTGTTCGACGATCGCCGATAGCCTCTTCGACCAATCCGGATGGACCAGCTTCCTAACCTCGTCGAGCGAGGCCGACTGGTATGCCACCTTGGGATCGACGAAGAGGGCGTTGGCCAGGTCCGAGCCCATATGACCGCTCATCGCGATCAGGTTATGACCCACGGCGAAATCCGAGAGCGATTCGAGGTTGAGGCGGGGCCCCTGATACGAGTGCTCCTTGTTGCTAGAGCGACTGACGGCCCCAATCAACTGCTTCCATCCCGCCAGGTTCTTGGCGAGCAGCACCACGTGGGAGTAGGGGCGACCGTTGTCCGACGTCTTGATGGTCGGATCATCCCTGCATAGGTTGAACTCGCAACCGAGAAGGGGTTTGATCCCCTTCCCCTTCATTGCGGAGACAAACTCAACGGCCGCACCCAAGTTCCCGTGGTCGGTCATGGCGACTGCTGAGTAGCCAAAATTCGCGGCTCGCTTGGCGAGAGCGTCGGGCTTGGCGGTCGCGTCGAGCAAGCTGTAGTGCGTGTGATTGACTAGCGGGCAGAACGCCATTTCATCCTCCTACCCATAGTATAGGACATGAATCGCGATCGACAACTTTATCTGTTGTCGCCGCTCCCCTTGAGCACGCCTCGTCCCTGACGATCGTGCAACTTCCTCACATTGATGACGGCGATCTCTCCGAGGTCGAAGCCAGTCTGGGTGGCAAGTTCCGCGAGATACCAGGCCACATCGCTCAGTTCCTTCGCGATAGCCTGCCTCTTCTCCTCGCTCATCACGCCGCCATCGTCTCGCATGATCTTCTTGACCTTCTCGGCGACCTCACCGGCCTCGCCGCAAAGGCCGAGGGCGACGTACTGGAGGCCCGCATCCGTGCCCCTCCCCGGATAAACGGCGGTCTTCGCCGAGTCCTGCTGATACTGGTTGAGAGTGTAAGTCTCAGAGTTCCTTTGGAGCCTTTCGTCCACCACCGTCTCCGTATTCGTTGTATGCACCTGTGCGTCCAAACTCATGGGTTGTTGCCTCGATTCCTTTGGTGCGGACTTGGTCCGCGAAAAATTGACAGACCGTCTTTGACGAGTCATGCTCTGACATCGTCTTGCCGAAGTGACAGAAGCCGGTACACTTTCGCCCCACGTTGAGGTAGGGCACCGTCGTATTGCGGATCTCGTTGAACTTCTCGCTCAGGATCTTCTCCGTATAGGCGAGATCCTCCTTGCAGAAACAGACCGAGTATGGACCACCATCATTGATGTAGTAGATGGTAATCCAGATCTCCTCGGCGTCCGGATAGAGGCGACACGCGGCGTAATGATATAAGCAGAGTTGTGGATCATGACATATCTCCTCATATGTCTTCTTCTCCCACCCCTCCTTGGACCAATCCTTTCTCTGCCCCGTCTTCCAGTCGATAATCTCGACGATGCCCTGCCCATACCTATTCCTCGTGATGAGGTCGATGGTGCCCTTGATGCCGAGATGGCCCTCTAATCGAGTGCCATCTTCGAGGGTATACTCGTACTTGGCCCAAGGCTCATTAATCTCGAAGTTGAATCGCTGTTCTTGGGCGATGATGTCGAGGTTACGAGGGTCATAACGACCCTCGTTGAAGGTGATTGCCTTGTTGGTCCACTTGAGGCAGTCGTCCAAATCCTTCTTCTCCCACTCGATGTGCGGAGAGTCCGGAGTATAGAAGTCCCAAGCGGCTTGCGTGGCCCAGTCGGGAGTCACCTTGTCGATGTCGACGAGCCCAAAGGCTTCGTCCACATAAGAGGTAGCCCCCGTAGCTCTGCACATGCTTACCTGAGCCAAGACTTCTAGAGCCTTGTGGACGATGGTCCCCTTGTCGGCGGCTTTGCCCGATGGGGGTCGAATGCCTAGAACATACTCAAGTAGGAACTTATGTGGGCATATGGAATGTGTCCCGTAAGAGGAACTACGTAAGAATGTAACGATCATGCAGCGGCTTTCTCAGCGTATTGGATGAAGTCCTTGAAGGAGAGGGGTCCGTTGTACCACTGGTTGTCCATCAAGAACTTGAGAATTCGTAGACACGTTTCCTTTACTCCGATGTCCTCGTTGTAGATGACCTCGTCGAAGTTCGACCAGTTGTAGCGATTCACGTCGAGGGCCGTCTCGCTCGCGTGGGCATCGTCAGGAAACACGTTGCGAGTGAGACGAACGACCTTGCCGCCCTCAGCCTTGGCCACATCAACTTCGTTTGGGAATCGACAGTCGGTGATGACGGCAAACTCACAGCCGTCCTTACGGATGGCACGAATGCAGGCGTCAGCCCATACGTTGTGGTAAGCCTTGCGGAAGACCTCGGTGCCCCAGTATTGGAGTACCTCACGAACGCTCATAGGCCCCGTCAGGGGCTTCAGCATATCCCCATCATGGAAGCGGAATGGGCTTATCTGACTTGGAGAGATGGGTAGATCTAGAGGTTGCTGGAAGTCGATCTTGGGCATTTCCCCCTTGAAGACGATACCATCACAATGGATGTCAAGGGGTTGAAGGTCGGGAGGAGGATCAAAGACTGTGAGATTGAAGCGGCCATTCGGCACTCCCGTGAAGACAGAGCCGTTGGGCTTGGTGTAAGCGGATACTGGGAAGTTCTCCCAGAGAAGGTGGGGCACCTTTTCATTCTTATCCGAGTCGGTGCCGTACACCTTCTCTTCCGGACACCCAAGGATGTCGATACATATCCGCTTGAGGGGATCGGCGAAGTAGAAGTGCTTCGCATCCGGAATGATCTGCTTGATGAACTTGAAGCAAGTGTCTTTGCCACTCTGCTTCCTTCCTGATATCGCAAGGATCTTCTGCATCGTTACCTCAATGATTTGGCTTCGACGAGGGGGAGAATGAGTTCACGCACTTGATCTACTGTCATCTCGCCCACATCCTTGGTGGGCGGCTCGACGACCTGAAAGGAGCCGTAGCGAGTCAAGACGGACCTCGCCTGCTCCGCGAAAGCCGCCCCACCTTGGTCCTGATCGCGAACCAGGATGAAGTGGAGGGCACGACTGCACTGAATCTCAATCCGTTGGGCATCGGTGATCTTGTTACCGAAGGTCGCTACTGCGACCTCGATCCCAGCCTCTTCAAGTCTCCAGACATCGCCGGGACCCTCGACCAGGACCATACAGCGGGACTTGCTAATGGGACCGCGAGACCTCCAGAAGTTGTAGAAGTGGTTCTTGTCGGTGAAGCCGTCAGAGCATCTCCATTTGCAAGACTGAAGATAGTCTCCTTTGGAGACGGGGCAGGGAAGCGTGGGTTCGTGGAAGTAGTCGCACTTGGGACACTGGGGGGAAGTCGTGCGGCCGATTGTGCCGACCACCATCCGGTAGTCGCGATCGTATACAGGGACAATGACACGTCCATACATGGGGCTTCGCCTATTGGTGCAAAGGCCGACGTCGAAGGTGTCCAGGATTGCGGGCGAGTAGCCCCGCCTGACGTAGTAGTCGGCGGGCATCTGGAGGTAGGAGCGTAGCTCCTCCCTCGTGCAGAGACCCACCCTCTTGGTCTTGTCCCTCTTCTTGAAGAACTTCGCATCGGCGACGAAGCGGTGGCGGGCAATCTTGACGGGGTCGGGCTTGGCATCCTCGATCTTGATGCCGAGGAAGTCGAGGACGTACTGCACCGCTTCGCGATGCGTGACCACTTCATCCCCCTTCTGCGACCATCCGTACTTCTGGTGGGAGAGGACCCCACGGACGAATCCGATGGGGCTCCGGTGGTAGAAGACCTCCTCGCACTCGCCACTCCGACACTTCCAGTTCCCCTTGGCCGAGTCGCCATCGGGGAAGATGTTGAAGGCGTTGGACTTGGAGCCTCCGTGGATTGGGCAGGTGCCCACGAACATCTTGCCGGATCGTCTCAGGTCGACTTCGAGGGCTTCGAAGAGATCCTCAAAGCCTCGATCAGCGAGCCGATTTCCGAGTTCTCTTAGGACGTCGCTGCTCTGGTACAGTTCCGAATTCTTCTTCGCTGAAGGAGTGTTCTGCATCACTATCATCCTCGACAATCATGCCCTGCTTAGCCACTTGTCGCTCTCGCTCCAGTTCGAAGCGAGTCTTCCCTTCAACCATGCGGGCCGTAGCCCCATCGAAGTGGATGTTGATGTGGTCGCCATCGATGGAGCCGCCACCATTACGAGAGGCTTCGATGACGAGCTTGAGGCAGTTCATGTCACCCTCTCCCTCGACCTTCCTAGAGAGGGTGGAGTACGAAGAGCAGAACCAGGTGATGCGGTCGGAGGCAGCGATACCCCCCTCCCTATTCAACTGGACCATACTCAGTACGGGAATATCACAGCGGCTCGCCATCGCGTGCATGGCGATCATGTTGTAGCCGAGCTTTTCGTATTCCTGGAACTTGCCCGACGACTCCTCGTCCATCATCTTGAGGTAGTCGTGGACAACTAGGCAGTCGTTTCGGCGACCGTTCGCATCAACACCAACAGTCTTGATGGACCAACGTCGCATCGCGGCAACCTGCTCCTCGAAGCTCCTCCCCACCACGCAGTGGTAGGTGTAGGGGATTGATTCGAGGACGTCCATCGCCCGACGACAGTCATCCGCCTGGCTCCGCGTAATCTTCCCTTTCGAGATCTGCAAGGAGTCGATGTTTGTCATGTGGGCCAGGATGCGGGCGAGATGTTGCTCCCGATTCATTTCGGTGTCGATGTTGAGTACGGGAATATTCAACTCTTTAGCCACATGCAGGCATACGTTGTCGCACCAGATCGTCTTACCAGTCTTGCGGCGGGCACCGACGATGGCAATCTCACCCCGTCGATAGCCGCCACCGATCAACTCATTGTAGCGAGGGAATGGGCTCGGAATACCGATGCTCTCGCGTGGGTTCGCGATCAGATCTTCAAGCCACTCTCGCCCACCGAGGGCGATGTGAGTGGGTCCCTGCTCCACCCCGTCATTGAGCTTGGTCGTGAAGTCGAAGATCGGATTCTCGACAATGCCAAGAATCTCACTGAGTGACTCGTCGCCCGTGACCCGCTCCAGGTGGTGGCGGGCCTCCACGAGCTTTCTGTCAAGCTGCTTGGTGATCGACAGCTTGAAGAGCTTCTCGGCCTGCGTGCGAACGGTCGGCAACGCTACATCAAGATCAAGAACCGTCTGGAAGTACCGCTTCTCGTCAATGTCATCCAAGAAGTTGGAGAATCCCAACTTGTTTGCCGTAGACAAGAGGGATGGTACATCAAGCCTCTTCTGATGATTGTCGGAGAAGAATTCTTGCACGCACCTATACAACTTTTGGTTTGTCAGGTCCGTGAAGTGTTCGGCATCGATCAGGTCATCACAATCAATGAAGGCGTCCCCGCCGTACTCGAAGATTCCGGCAAGAACCGCTCGCTCTGCTGCCACATCTTCGAATACTTGTCCCATTTACCTTCTTCCCCGCTTGACACATCGGTCGCATATGTAGACGATGTAGGGCCGACCATTATCTTCATGGGTCTGCGTTAGCTCACTCGGATACACATCGAAGGGGCGACCGCACCCATCGCAGTTAATGTGGGTCTTCTGAGCCGGTGGTCGCATCGCCCCTCTCTGTCCCGGTCTTGGAGTCACTGGAGAGTTGGCAATGGCCTTCTCCATCTTCTTCTCGCGGGGCGAGAGCTTGTCGGCACCCTGTCCCCCGTCATGCATCCAATCATCAAATAAGTTGATGTGCTTACGATTAGCCATCGAGACCTTGCGGGCCTCGACCCTATCCGCTCCGCGATTGCCGAATCCTCCCGGCCGCATAGTGGTCGCTTGCCAGGACGAATCATCCCCATACCCCCCATATTGCCCGGCCGTAGGGGCATTGTAGTTGAAGTCGCCGGGCAGCACGAGCGAGGACGCTCGGGAAGGGCTCTGGCGGCTCGCAGGAGGCACGAAGACGTCTTCCAGGTCATCCGGACCCTCCGTCTCTGGGAAATCGTCCTCGGGCACCACAGGGGCCTTCTTGGAAGGCTTCGCCTTCTTAGGTGGCGTAGCTACTTTCTTCTTGGGTGGCGTGGCCACTTTCTTCTTAGGGGCCTTCGCCCCCTCTATCTTCGCCGCGTAGAGCTTCGCCGCTTCGACGTCGCCGCTCGCCAACGCCTCCTGAAGCTTCTGCAAATTAGATTTTGCCATGTGTCCTCCTTCGGGACTGTTGTAGCTCGAATGCAGCCTTCATAATATCTTGAATACGAGCAGGGATGAAGTAGAGCGTGTCGAACCGCTGCTCGGCCTTCTCCTGAAGCTCACGCCACTGCTTGGCATTCTTATGATCGGATACCGCATATCGCTGGCACATCTTGATGCGTACGTTGAGCCAGTTGAGCATCGTTTGGATGTAATAGGAATACTGGGAGAGTGAGAAGGCCAGCGAGCCCAGTTCGTCTGGGGGCAGGGAAGCCATCTCTTCTTGACTGATCGACATATAGGCGTCGACTTCCGGTTTGTCGATGATGATCAGACCTCGACGGACCATATCCTCTTCCAGGCTGGCAATCATCTGATCCAGCTTGTCATCAGGCGAAGTGCCTTCTCCAGTCATCCTCATCCTCCGTATCTGGTAAGACCACGAGCTTGATGTTGTTGAGTTGGCACCACTCCTTCTTCTTCGAGTCACGCCGCCGCGACTCCAGGAAGCCCATGCGGGTGCCGTGGAAGTGGGGCGTGTACTTGAAGTGCTGGGCCCCGTGGACCTCAACGGCGATCCTGTCGCTCAGGATCAGGAAATCGAGTCGCAGCCCGTCCGATCCGGGGAGGGGAACCTCCTCCAGGACCGCGACGAGCGGAAACAATGCCTTGAGGAGGGTGCGGGCCCTTTGGTGCGGGCCCGACCCCCTGTCAATATCGCTCAGGAGCACTTCCCTGCCCCTCAGCTTCCACGAGTATTCCCGACCATCCAATCCTTGGACTTTCATAGACCGAGGCCCTCCCTCACCTGTCTCTTGAGTTCTTCGAAGTTCTCGGGATGCTCCCTCAGGTAAGTGCAGATGCCTTCCATGCCCTGCACGTTGGGCTTCTTGTCGCCCTCGACGAACCTTAGCTCATACCAGGTCCCGCTCTTCTCGATCAGGTTGATGGGTAGAGCCATCTCGATCAATTCCATTGACTCATCGAGACCGTAACCGAACCGCAAGTAGCTGTCGGCCGAGAGGCCCGGCTGCCCGAGCGGTGACCGCTCACACTTCCAGAAGATACACTGGCCAACCTGGCTCTCTTTGTCGCCGCTCCCCACCTTCCAACTTTCGAAGTGCGTGGCCTTGAACTTGGTGGCTAGGCCGTACTGAGCCGAGTGGCTCATCTTCTCAAGCCACTTCGGACCTTTGGCAGCAGCCCCGCCCATGTTGGCATACAGGTGGACGATACCGATGAAGATGTGGCGGTTGGTGGCAATCACCTGTGACATCCGCCGCATGAACTTGCTGAAGAGACGCTGGGCCTCGCCTACCGCGTTCGCATCAAGCCCCTCATTCCATTCGGATTCACCGACCATCGCAGAGATCGAGTCGAGGATGATCACCTTATCGGTGGTGCCGATCAAGAATTTTTCAGCAATTGTTAAAAAATCTTTTGCCGTAAGGATCTTCCCCGGCTGCATGACGCCCTTGGCGTCTACAGTAGGCGGTGATGACTGTACGATACGGAAGTGGGGAGGCTCGACCAGGAGGCCGGGAATGCCGTTGAGGTCACGCTTCTCTAGGCGTGCCTCGGCATTGAGGTAGATGACCTCGCGGCTGCCGTACTGGGGACGTTGGGCGTTGCCTGCGAAGTGAAGTGAGGTCGTTGTCTTGCCGCATCGTGGTGGTCCTACGAGAACTACAAAGGAGCCTTCCTGCCATCCACCATTGTGGGCGAAGTCGATTGCTGGAGACACGGGGATGAGCATCTTGTTGGCTTTGATGATCGTGTCACCGCCAACCAAGACGCTCTTCCCGAACTCCTTCATGATGTCTGCTATGACCTTGTCGTCAGGTCGTGTCGGCGTTGCCGTGGCCTTCTCTTTCTTGTCGGCCTTTGGCTTCTGAGGCATTCAGTCTTGCTCTTGCACTTCCTCCAAGTCGAATTCCAATTCGCGGGGCTTCTGTTGTGCTGCTCGTTTGAATGATCGGGGCGTTCAACGCCCTGTTACGCTCTTCGACAAACTTCTTCTGCTCTTTTTCCACTTCGACCAGAAAGAAGGGGGCTCCGAGAGAGAATACCCGTGGGTTCGCTCGCAGAGCCCTCAGAATCGCTTCAACATCGTAGAGCTTGAGGAGGGAGCGTGCCGTACTCATCTGGTAGTTGAATCGCTTGGCCCACTCGGGTTCAAGCCAGAACCGGGTATCCAGCCCTCGCCCCTCCTTGGCGGCAATCCGCTCGCACATGATCTCAGCAATCTTCTGCATGGCGTTGAGCTTGCGGGTCGCTCCATGTTCCGATTCGAAGGTGGCTGGATTCCCCGATTTCTTCTTGGCCATCACGTCGTCTCGCTAGGTTGCACTGTAAATCCAAGGGCTTTCCGTCGCCTCTCCAATGTCGCCCGGCCGAACTCGTTGAGATACGACTGCTTCTTGGCCTCACCCGATTCCATCTCTTTCGGGCTGAATACCCCTGTGGGGTTCGATCGCCGATCGAGAAGGACCGGAAGCATCTCACCACTCGGCGTCTCTTCGTAGATCATCGAGAAGCCGAGGGGGTGGTAGAAGGTCCGGTTCAGGTGGTAGAGCCAACCGCTGTCGATGTGCAACTTGGCCAGTTCTGTGCCCTCGATGCGTGGATACTCTCGTATCTTACGCTTGGGGGCCGGGATCTTCGCCGTCTTCTTCTTGGGGGCGGGCGTTGTCTTCGCAGCCATGAGTCCTCCAGGGTGGCAAAAGGGGGCCTACCCTTAGTATAGGACGCGGATCTCCAAATGTCAACGCTATACGGGCTTGCAGATCAGGAATGGGCTATCTAGCTCAACGACCCTCGTTCCCTGCTCCAATTCGATTAGCTCAGGGACCCGCCATCTCGTCGTGCGGACCTTACCGTCTGCCCCCAGCGTCCCGGCTACGTACGCCTCGTACGACTGGTCTTCCCCCCAGACGGCGAACACGCTCTTCGCGAAGAAATAGCCGAGGGCGTTGGCGGGCTTGACCTCAAGTCGGGCAGAGCGGAATTGCAGCCACATCTGAGTGATGTAGAGGCCGTTGTCGCGGCAATACTGGCCGAGACGGAGCCAGGCCGAGGGCGGGTCTTCGCCGGGCCTCCCATCGTCCTCATAAACAAGTTCATCGTTGTTCAGCCTTACCACCCAACGCATATTATCGCGAACGAATTCGTCATCGACCTTACACACTGTCATTGGTATCTCGGATGAAGTGCCAGCAGTGACCGTAGCGGGCTTGCTGCATCGTCTGCTGGTTCACCGTCTGCTCCTCACGTCGCTTGACCAACTCAGCGGCCAACTCGAAATTACCAGCGGCGGATGCCCGATTGATCTCGGCCTGTGTGATGAGGTTCTTGTTCCGAATGTCGTCGGCAGCCATCGAGGCCGCTTCAGTCATCGCCACCACACCCTTGGAGGGCCTCTGCATCAACTTGCTGGTGCGTGAGGTCCGCGAGTCACGCTCGACCGTGGCGATGTATGCCTTAACGATCTCGACCGTGAGACCGAGGTCGGAGGCGATCTGGACGGGGGAAGCCCCCTCCATATTACCCTTGATGTAATATTGTTGGGCCTTGGTTAAGACGAGGTCGGGGGAGACGGGTTCAGGAGCAGGGAGGGGAGGCTTCGCCTTGACCCTCGCTGGCGTAGTCTTCTTCTTTTGATTAGGCATCTAGCACCTGCCTTTCAGCACTCCGGAGGTAGGATTCATTCTTGGTGGAGAGGAACTTGAGGTAGTCGCGGAAGGGGCCCTCGCCGACGCCCCTGAATTCGTAGCGGAGCCGCCCGGTCCTTGGATCGGAGGACGACACCTGATCCTTCCTGAAGTACATGCCGACCGGGTTCAGCATGCGACCCGTCTCGGTGCCCATCGTGCAGAACTTGATGTAGTAGCGTATACTACGATCTGTCTGTACACGCTTGCAGCAGACGTCGTCGGGCTGATCGGTATAGGAGCCGCTCGCATCGAAGCCGATGATGATCTCGTCTTCGCGGGGGACCTCGCCGCCCGAGTACGTACGCACGGGCACACGCGGCAAGCCCTTCTTCTTGAGGGGGCCGGGATTGAAGACCCCCTTGTCATTCAGATCTTCGCGGGTGCTCATCGCTTCTCGGTCCTCAGGTAGATGATGTCCCCATCGGTGTCGAAGCTCGTGTTGAACACGTCGCCGATCGGCCCGATGTAGACTCCCCCCTGGATGGGGTCGCTGGGGAAGCTGTGGTCACCGCAATACGGGCAGTCGGCCCGATAGCGGAAGGTCTCAGGGTAGTTGGGCTCTGTCACCATCACGTCGAGCAGGCCCCGGCCGCACGCCGAGCATGTTAGGGGATGGTGCGAGTGCTCGACTAGCCCTTTGAACCTGTGAGAGGATAGGTCCTTCTCCTTCATGTGGAGCACCGGCATCTTCTGTTCTGGTTCGCTCATCGACTTGCCCTTCTTTGCTTACGAGATCGAGGAAGCTCTGTAACTTTGCCATACACACGGCATAGTTGCTCCCCCGGAACGAAATCACACGCTGGCCCTTGTTCTGGGATGATGGATCGTGACGCCCGTCCGTCTGGACTTCGTGGACCTCCCAGAGAATTTGGATGATAGCACCGTGAGGGGCCATAGGATGAAGCGGCGGGTTCTCTGCCATAGCGTTTCCTTTGGAGGGGTGACTTGGCGTGGAGGGGCCACGCACCGACGAGTATTGAATAGATAGCCGCTCTGGAGGGCACCGACCTGGTCCATAGACCCCGTCTTGCCCGTGCTAATCTGAAAGATGCAGTCGCCCCCCTCTTCATCATCCTTGTCCGGAATGAGGAGGATGGGGCACGTTGGATCAACCATCGACTTTCCCTTCGTATTGATATTGACTCTTTTGTTCAGGTGTCAATGACGCTAGTCTCAAATCGGGACCCGAGGTCCCCGGCCTCCACCAAGGGGCCTGCGGATTCTCGTTCCTTGCCGACTCCATCCCGGCCGGTAACGTCGGAGGCAAGTCCATCTCGGCCCTCCCCCTCTTCTTGCTCTCGGCCAACTCCGCTCGCTTCTCCTGAAGCTCGTAGACACCCATCCTGTCCGTGTTCCGTTCGGCCAGGCTCCCCAGAGTCCTCGGTTCCGCATCGATGACGGGGACCGCATAGAAGATCGTCTGGAGGCTGTTCGTCTGGCATTCGGGGCAGAGAGTGAGAATCTCCTCCTTGATGCTCCTCTGAATGAGAAACTGGTGGGAGCACTGCTGGCACTGATAGTGATAAGTCGGCATTTGTTATCTCGTTGGTGTCTATAGAACTTACACCGTAAGTGGCCACGGAGTGGCCAACTTGCCAACGATACATTTCGTTGTAAGCTTCTTCGGACATGTAAATCTCGGAGAGATTGTGATTGGGGGCGATGAGGGCTCGGCCCTTAATGAGGGCACGACTATCGAAGACGGCGGCACCCATTGGTGACCACCGAAGGCGGGGTTTCCGTTTGACGGGCAGCTTGGCGGCGAACGGTGCAAGGACCGCACCGCCAAGAGCCCTGAAGAATCCTCTTCTATCCATTTACCTTTCCCTGCTCCGCGACCGAAGGTCGCTCAGCTTCGCTTCATCATCTTCTTGACTAGGGGGTGGCGAACGATGTCCGCTTCAGTCATGGTCACGATTCCAATCTCCTCGTAGTCCGCATAGAGGTCGGCGTAGTATTCGACGCCTCCTTGCAGATCGCGTGGAAGATCGCACTGCTTCATTGTGCCGTCCTCGTGGCGACTCGTATCGCCATTGATGATCATCTTCGAACCGTCGCCGAGGCGGGTCAGGAACATCCAGATCTCTGCACGGGTGGCATTCTGTGCCTCGTCCAGAACGATGATGGAGTTCTCAAGCGTAGAGCCTCGCATGTACTGGAGCGGCGAAAGTTCGACCTTCGGCAATTCCCCTTGGCGAAGTCTGCGGAGTTCCTCCTCGGGGATGAACTTGGCCAGTTCGGCAAGGAAGGGGCGAAGATAGGGTTTGATCTTGTCGTCGAGTTCTCCGGGGAGGAAGCCGAGGCTGTTGCCTGCCTCGACGGCGGGACGGACGGCTACGATCCTCTCGTAGGTGCCGTCGTTGAAGCCGCGTGCCGCCATGCCAGCGGCGATGTGAGTCTTTCCGGTTCCAGCGGGACCGAGGCAATAGACGATGTCGTGGGACTCGATGGCTTCCATGTAAGCCCGCTGCCCATCCGTCTTGCCTCTGACGACACGGGACTTGGGCTTCTTGCCGTTCCCGTTACTGCTGAACCCATTCGTGCTAAAGCGTAGTTTGTTGCTCATGTACCAAGCCTTTGAAAAGAGGTAGATGACTCAGGTAAGGAAGCCACTCCTTAGGTATCCTGTCCCTCCAGGGCGAAAGCCCCAGAAACCTCTCACCATGTCTAGGCTTCACCGGCTTCTTAATGGGGTGCATGTCGGCCTGCTCGCATGTCTTATCCCCTTTCTTTGTGTTGCAGGCACAGCAGCATGTGACGACGTTCTCCCAATTGGTGGGCGTCTCTTCACTCTTCCACTTGCACCGGGGAATGACGTGATCAAGAGTAAGATCCTTGGGCTCGAATTGGCGACCGCAGTATTGGCAGGTGAGCCCATCGCGGAGCAGCACATTCTTCTTATTGAAGGAAGCACTGCGATGTTTCGTTGAGATCATGCGACGAAGGATGATGACGGCGGGGATGGTGAAGTAACGACCGTGGCCGTCCCTCACCTTCTCCCCGGCGTAGAAGTCTAGCTCTTGTGCCTTTTCGTCATACACAAGGTAGATTCCCCTGCCCCAACTCACGATTGAGAGGGGCATACCGTTGGCGTTCAACACCAACGTCTTGTAGTGTTTCACGAGGTCCCTTTCAGTCCAGGCTGTAGACTTCCACATCAACGTGCTTGCTTTGCAAACACTCGGTGATGATTCCTTCTACGACGGCCCAGTCTCCACCCGCCAGGCCACATCCGATCTTGGGGATCGCCAGTGCGTGTCCCTGCTCCTCACAGAACTTGAGGACTTTCTCCAGGGCGGTCTTAACCGCCTCGTACTTGACATGGACGCCGGTCTTGCCGTACGTGTCCTGAGTGGCCATGTTGACGACCAGGCGTCCGTCGTCGGTCTTGACGATCTGGATGTCGCCGAGGGCCCAGCCCTCGCCCGTGTGCTTGCGGATGTAGGCCCTTCGGACCTCGGGATATCGCTTGGCGATCTGCCCAGCGATTCCCGAACCGAAGCCCCCACGGCAATTCACACCGTGAGCAATCACCTTGATGTCAGTGTTGAAGATGTTCTCGCGAAGCTGCGTCAGGGTTCCCACTATTTCACCTGTTGCTAGAGTCTTAGATCAAGCAAGCTCCACCCGCACATGCACCTTCAGCCGTTGGCTGGGTGTCATCCGACAGTTCGATGAGGGACTCGTAGTCGACCGACTTGAACGAGTCCTTCAGGTAGCAGTAGCGATTCCAGTTGGCTAGATCCTTCAGGGCGTAGGTGAGGTCCAATCGCTCCTGAGGGGTCTTCCTCTCCTTCACGATCGAAGCGATGAGTGCCTCCTGCTCCTCAGTCAGGGCTTGTCGAGGAGTGCCCAAAATCGCATCACAGGCGGCAAACAGATCGCCGTCGAATGCGTAGAGGAGGGTGACCGTGTGAGAGATAGCCGCAAGAACCCCATCTTGCCCATACTTCGCAGACATCTCATCATAATCATAAACCGCGATGTTCGGAGCCTGCTCATAATCCTTGTCCCCGGAGAATGGGAGCAGGGAAATGCCAGCAAAGCAGTCGCGGTTCTCGTAGATGTAGCGGGTGACCTCCTCCCACTCGTGGGGCTTCACCTTGACGGTGTTGGAGACGCTGTGATGGAGCCAGTCGTGGGTGCAACGCTCGGGCCGCTTACCCGGCACAACCCAGTTCATGTAGATGTTCTTGACGCTTGAAAGGAACTCGACGGCCGACAGGTCATTCTCCAGCATGGCACCATCAGGGGCCTCCACGGCGAAGGAGATAACGTCGGTGGTCCCATTCTTGCACCAGACGCTCTTCTGGCAGGCGACCTCATTGGTCTCCCTGAACCACTGATAGACGACCTCGTTGACGTTGGCCTGGACATTCTTGATGCCCTTCTTGAAGGGCCAGCCGTGGGCACCGCACGCGAGGGAGCCGAGCATCAGGGTGCCGGTCCCCTCTGGCTTCATGCAAGTACCACGGGCACAAGGATTGGTCCCGAGGATCTTACTCAGCCATTCGTTGGTCTCTAGCACAATCTCAGCACCGCGACGAAGGACTTCGGGATCAAGGAGGATATCGGGGGCACTCATCACACTCGTGATGCTGACGCCCAACAGGGCTTCCTTGCGGACGATTTCCTCAGTCACTCGACCGAGATAGGGGAACTTGGTGAAGGCCGCTTGCAGTGTGCCAAGGATCGCCGCCACTCGGCATCCCTTGTAGAAGTCATCGGGTGTCTTGACCTTGTTGCCGTTGACGGTCGTCAGGTTGCAGAATTGCCAGCCACTCACGGTGGCGGAAGCATCGTCGTATCCGATTGGTCCCTTGTAGGTGCGAAGCACTTCTTGGAGCAGGGAATCGTTCTCATCGAGGCGAAGCCTCGGCCACATCCCAATTTCTACGCATGGGTTCACGAGGAATTCGGTGGAGTCTGCCCAAACGAAGCCGGGTTCACCCCACTGCTTCACATGCTCCATGAGCCCCTCGAACTCTTCATAAGAGGTCTCGCCCCTTACGAGGAGCACCGAGTTGTTGGAGCGGGCCCGCTGAGGATTCTCCTTGAGCCAGTTGCCGGTCTTGGCCTTAGCCATCTCGA